TCGAGGCGTTCTGCCGAACGCATCATATCCGGGAAAGCCGCTTCGGGCGCGCCGCAGTGAACGACACCACGTTCATCCCGCAACTTCGCGAAGGACGGGAGCCGCGTCGAGCGACAATCGCCCGCGTCCGCCACTTCATGGCGACGTATCGCCCCGCCACCCAGGCCGCAGCATGACGGGCCCCACCAACCCGGGGCGGGAGGGGCGGGAACCATTCCGCCTTCTCGACCTGTTCTCCGGGGTCGGCGGGTTCTCGCTGGGGCTTGAGCGGACCGGCGGGTTCAAGACGGTCGCGTTTTCTGAAGTAGCCCCCCACGCTTGCCGGGTTCTCGCGCGCCATTGGCCCGGCATGCCGAACCTTGGCGATGTTTCCCGAACGGAATTCCCGGATGCAGATGTCATTAGCGCTGGATTTCCCTGCCAAGACCTCAGTTATGCGGGGCTCGGCGCCGGCATGTCCGGCAACCGGTCCGGCCTTTGGAGCGAAGTGGTGCGAGCCATTCGCGTGGTTCGACCACTCTACGTCCTGCTGGAGAACGTGGGAGCCTTGCTCGGGCGAGGGATGGGCAAGGTTCTCGGGGATATGGCCGCGCTCGGGTATGACGCGGAATGGCATTGCATACCGTCTAGCGCCCTTGGCTCGCCAGACCGACGCGATCGCGCCTGGATCGTTGGACAGCCCGCTTCCAACGCCCCGCTGTTGCTCGGGGAAGCGCAGTTCCGGCGTGAACAGGACCGAGCTGTATCGGGCCACTGGCGGGATGGTTGGCGTGCGACAGCTGAGAAGCTTCGTCACCTGGATGATGGGGTTCCCGGCAGGGTGGACGGACTTACCGCGCTCGCCAACGCGGTAAAGCCGCAATTCCCCGAGTTGATCGGCAACGCGATACTGGCGGCTCATACCCGCCCCTCGGAGGCAGCATGATCCTCCTCGCCGCCCTCGCCTTCCTCTTGCCCGGCGCGCTGCTGCTTGGGGGGGGCGCATGTGGCTCCAGCGCCGCTACAACGCGCGCGATGACAGCGCCGATTGGCTGGGCGTCGGGGGCGGGTGCTTTCCTATCCATGACGCGGAGCAATAGAGATGACCCGCCAAACTATCGTTCGCAATTGCAGCAAGATTTCGCGAGCCGAGTTGCACGACAACCTCATGGTGGGCTGGCAGCGCTGCATCGCGCGCTACGGCAAGGGTCCATTCGCCGAGGAATTGGATGTCACCACCGCGGCGCTCGACAAGCATATCGGCGGATCGATGCCGGGCTTCGACAGCATCGTGGATGCATTCGGCATCGATGGCGACGTGCTGAATGAGGTCTGCGACCGGCTCGGGGTGCGTATCGTTTCCAAGGAAGCCAGTGCCGATCTGGATGACCTGAACCTACTGCTGGCGCGCGCACTCGTCATCATCAACGGCGCGACGCATCCGGAAAGCCCCGGCGGTCGCGCAATCGTCCACTCCGAATACCTCGAAGGCGAGGACGTGATGCGCGCCATCAACAAGGCTTCGGGCGATTGGCTCGAACGCTGCGCCTCTATCCGCAAGCCGAGGATGGTAAAGTGAGCGCCCCGTTTAAGCCCGGCGACGTGGTCGAGGTCGTCGATGCAAGACCAGCCGCGTGGCACGAGCCGAAGGGAATCAGCCTTCAACTAGGTGATGTGTTTACCGTGCTGTCATTCCAGCGCGCCATTCCTTTAGGTTGGGCCTTCCCTCGCTCCTTCGTGGAAATAGCAGCAACGAAAGGCAACGTCGCACATTGGGATGCATACCGCTTCCGCAAGATCACTGACCGCACCGACGCTGCGATGATCGAGCGGATCAAGCGCGCCGCCAAGAGCCGGGAGCGCGTCCAATGACCCCGCGCGACCGAGCCGAGCGGGGCGTCCAGGCGCCGGCCCACGTCACCATCGCCGCCATCCGTGCCGCAACCGCTGCGCACTACGGATTGACCGAGGCTGAGCTACTCGCGCGCGCCCAACGCCGCAAATTCGCGCGGCCCAGGATGATGGCAATGTACATCGCCCGCCGCGTGGTCCGTCGCACCTATCCGCAGATCGCGCAGTACATGGGCAGTCGGCACCACACCACCGTCATGCACGCCGAGCGCGAAATCCACGCGCGCCTACACGACCCCGCCGTCATGGCTGACCTCACCGCGATCTGCGCGAAGCTGGGGGAGCGGTGATGGCAGCTCCTAACCCATATCCCGGCATGGGCCTGATCGGCCGCCTCCTTCGCGGGATGCCTACTGACCGGCTCGCGGCCATCCATCCGCACGATTTCCAGCGCTGGCCCGCACGAGAAGTCGTGCCCGGGAAGATCATCGCGGAACTGATTTCCAACGAGAAGGCACGGAGGAAGTGATGACTGCAATTCCGACGCGTGACGAGCTTTTCGAGATGGCGGCGCGACCGATCGGCGGTGAAGATGTCTATCGGGCCGCGCAGAAGGCCGTGGCCACCAAAGGGAAGCCCCCGGCGGAAGTTGTGGAGGCGTCGAAGCGCGCATCCAAGCTCTGGTTGCCCGCCGGCAAGACGAGCGCGAACACGAATGCAGCTCGTGAAGCTGAGGCAGCGATCAAGGCCCGGAACTACGACATCGAGGATGCCGTCGAAGCCGCTGGCGGATGCCGGGGGTCGCTCGGCTGACCATGAAGCACTACGGCAACAAGCAGCGGACGCTGGCGTCAACACTCGCAGACCTCCAACAGGAACTGCGGGTCTCGCGACGCCTCGACGTGCTGACGGTCGAGGAATTGCATCGCCGGTACTCACGCCTCAAGCCGATAGTGATCGAGGCCGAACTGAAGGAAGCGCGCCGTCGTGCTGCGATGACGCCGGAACAGCGGTTCCAGGAGATGCTGCGGGGTGCGCGAGCATGACCGCCCTCACCTCCGCGGACGACTTCTGGGCAGCGCTTGAGGCGCCGCTGGACGAGAAGCCGTTGTTTTTCATCGAACCGAAGGACCGAGACCCCGCATCCGAGTACGATCGCCAGCGCCGGTTCGTCAATCACATGCGCCGGCACTGCTACAACTGCTTCGTTGCGGCGATCCCCAACGGGATGAAGGGATCGGACTGGGAGCGTCTGCGCAAGGCCTCGGAGGGTATGGTCGCGGGATTCCCCGACCTCGGCGTGTTCTGGAACCACGGCGTCTTCCTGCCCGAGTTCAAGGATGGCACCCGCATGCCGAGCCGGTCGCAGATCGAAACGCTGAACCGCCTGCACCGCATGGGCTTCCGTGTCGGTGTGTATCGCACCGCCGAGACGCTGTTGCAGCACCTGGCTGACGCCGGGGCGCCTGTTGTGGGGATCAGGGGATGAACGCGCCGGCCAATATCTCCGCTGGCTACGCATGGGAGCGCTATCTCCCGACCGTCGCCACGTTCCGTCCTGGCCTGAGCGAGGAAGAGAACCGGCAGCGCGCCGGCCTGCTGCTGCTGCGCGACCTTGCCCGAGACCGCATGCAGGTCGCCAGCGAACCCGCCGTGCTGGTGCTGGAGGTGATCGAACTGGTCGCGGCTCGAGCTGCATTCAGTGGGCTCGCTGCGGAGCAACTCGACATCGTGCGGCTCGCGCTTGTTCGCCTCGGCACCGGTGCGCGCGAGCTGGAGAAGGTGTTCGGTGAGCATGGAGCGGGATGAGGAAATGGCGACGCGCCACGAAGAAGACAATGTCGTGCCGTTCCGCGAGCGTGCGCCTGATTATCTGGATGAGGAGCGTGCGGCGCTGATTCCGGATGATAGTCCTCCGTCCTTGGAAACAGCCGAGGTCGGGAGCGAACTGGGCTTCAACATCCTCGATTGGTCCACCGATCGCTATGCCGGCGAAGCCCCGCCGATTGAGTGGATGTGCGAAGGAACGATCCCCCAGGCCGTCCCCGCCCTGCTCGCGTCGATGGGCGGCGTCGGAAAGAGCTTCATCGCTATCGATATCGCACTCGAAATCGCCGCGGCGGTGCTGGACGGAGAGCCTCGTCGCGTGCTGGGTGGGAATGTCCTCGCCAAGGGCTCTGTCGTCGTCCTCAACGCCGAGGACAACCAGCCCAGCGTGCACCGGCGCCTCGCCCGCATAGACACCGGAGATCGCCGCGAGCAAGCGAGGGGGCGGGCATTCATCGTGCCACTTCCCGAGGTTGGTGGGCCGATGCCGCTCATTGCTGGTGGGCCCGGCGATTTCATGAAGACGGCGAAGTTCGACGCACTGGTGAAGCAGCTCGAGCAAATCCCCAATCTGCGCCTCGTCATCATCGACCCGCTTCAGGCTTTCGTCACGGCGGACATCACCAAGGACCCCGCAGCCGGACAGTTCATGTGGTCAGCCTTCGCCGAGATATGCGCCAAGACCGGCGCCACGATCCTATGCTGCCACCACATGCGTAAGGACGGATCGTCTCACATCACGACCGCCGACGAAGCCAGGGAGGCCATTCGTGGCTCTACGGCGCTCGTGGACGGCGCTCGCGCTACCTACGCGCTCTGGAACACAGCCGACGAGGAGGCGGAGCGCATCTGCGTTGCCGCGAATGTCGAGTTCAGGCGCAAGCGGGTCGTCCATGGGGCCGTGGTCAAGGCGAACGACGAGCACGACCTTGAGATCCACACCTATATCCGCTCGGAGAGCGGGCTGCTCGTGGACGCGACTGAAATCGGTCGTGTGGCGGCCCCAGCGAAAGGCGGTCTTACGGATGCCCAAGCACGTCAGGCACTCCGCGAAATCGATGCCAGATGGGTTCAGGGACGCCCCTTCAGCGCCGCTGCAAATTCACCTGATAGGTACATTGGCAACTGGCTGCAGTACCAGTTCCGCATCTCCAAGCAGCATGTCCGCACGCAGATTTCGGCATGGTTCGCATCCGAAATCCTGTGCGTTGAAGAGTATAATTCACACACGAAACAGATGGGTATCAGGGTGCTGAAATGGCCGAATTGAGCCTTGCGGAAGTGCGGAAGTGGCGCATGCCTACTTCAGCTAAGTCATTGAAATCGCTCTGCGGAAGTGTTTGCGGAAGTGACGACGACGAGCTTCCGCACTACTTCCGCACTTTCTTCCAAGTGCTTGATATTGCGTGCGGAAGTGACTGCAATCATCTGCGGAAGTGTGCGGGGCGGAAGCCCTATATATCTAAAGATATATACCGCCGCCGCCGTTGGGCCGGCGCGGCGGTTGAGGAGAATGTTCATGGAAACAGCAGCACGGGAAATCATCGCGCGCCGTCTGGCTGCACTCTACCGGCGAACGCTGAAACTGGAGGAGATCGAGCGCAAGATGCAGCCGACCCGCAAGGGCGGCCCGCTGCCTGTCGTCCCGTTCGAGGAGATGATGAGCCAGCCCATCGCGAGCAGGCTCGATTCGGTTTCTTCGGCGAGTGGAGGACTTCGCTACGCCGCATGGTGCGTCGGGGAGGCCTTGCTGGCTCTGGAAGGCCCCGACGCGCTCCACGAGGTGTTCGCCGAGTTCGAGAGGCTAACGGACGCCCGGGGTTCCTCCTGGCTCGATCACCGCTGGAGCGGGGTAACGGACGGCAAGTTCGTCTGGACGCCCTGAACCCCCATCACCCGGTATGGATTGGAGCGTGGGATGAGTGAGATTGTTGAACTGATCGCCAAGCGCTGGGCTGAACTGGAACGTGAGGCCGATACCGACACCCATGACGAGGGCCTTGATGGTTTCAACATCGGCATGCGTGATGGGTTCTCCGATGCTGTCCAGTTGCTCGACGTCCTGACCGGCGGCGATGGTGAATACCGCTTCTGCACGAACCTTGATCCGGATCGACATTGCCCGACGCCGGTCGAAATGGCCGAGCGCATCGTTGCCCGCATCCAGCGCAATCCGGGCGGGAGGGGGTGATGCTTCAGCGGAAGTCGGACACTGGTCTGGTGAGGCCGTACCGCGCCTGCCCGTCGGATTTCCGCGAGGTCTTCCTGCGCATGGGCCAGTCGAAGGAGATCGAGGAGCATTACCGCACCAACTGGCGGGTCATCCGGAGGTGGGTCGAGGAATCTGGCGGCGACGAGCTTCGTGCTGAACGAGCCGCGATCACCGGGGGTGTGCTTCACCCTGCTCGCCGATCGAGTGCGGCGAAGAACTACATCCTCGGACGGCGGTTGCGGGTGCTGGAGAAGCCGAGTTTCTTCGACGCCGAATTGATGGAGGATGGGAAGTGAGCCTGACCGCGAAACAGCAGCGGTTCGTCGAGGAGTATCTGATCGACCTGAACGCGACACAGGCGGCGATCAGGGCGGGGTATAGTCCGGAGACGGCGAAACAGCAGGGATCCCGGCTGTTGACCAATGCTGACATTCACGCGGCGGTCAACCGGTACCGCGCCGCGAGCGCGGAACGGACGGAATTGACCGTAGCCAGCATCACCACTCGGCTGCTAACTATCGCAGATAAGGGTGAAAAACTGGCGGAGGCACCGGGATTGTCGGTGGCGCGCGCCGCGCTGATGGATGCAGCCAAGCTGAACGGCCTTGTGGTCGACACCGTAGAGACCGTGAAGCGGACCCCCGAGGAGCGGGCTGCCCGTCTCGCCCACTTGAAGGCCGAACGTGAACGCATCGCTCGCCCGCATTGATGCCGAGATAGCCCAGCTCGAGGAAGAGCTGGCGGATGACCTCGAGCGGGAGGTTTGCGCGGACAGCTTGGCGGCGTTCGCGCGTCAGGCATGGCCGGTCCTCGAGCCTGCGACCGACCTGAAATGGGATTGGCCGCTCGACGTGATCTGCGAGTGGCTTGAGAGCGTTACGCACGGCGAGCGCCGGCGAGTGCTGATGAACGTCCCACCGGGTAGCATGAAGTCGCTCTTGACTGGGGTCATCTGGCCTGCATGGGAATGGGGCCCGCGCGGCATGCCAAGCAAGCGCTTCCTCGCCACAGCACACATGGAGAAGCTGGCGCTCCGGGACAACATGAAGTGCCGCCGCCTGATCCAATCGACTTGGTACCAGCGGCTGTGGCCTGTGACCCTGACGAGCGATCAGAACGCCAAGGGGAAGTTCGAGAACGCGGATACTGGCTTCCGAGAGGCTATGGCGTTCACGAGCATGACCGGTTCACGCGGCGACCGGGTGATCCTCGACGATCCGCACAGCGTCGACGACGCAAACAGCGTGGTGAAGCTCGACGCGGACATTCTCACCTTCCGGGAAGCGCTGCCGTCGCGCGTGAACAATGACGATTCGGCGATCGTCATCATCATGCAGCGGCTTCATGAGCGCGATATCAGCGCCGTAGCTTCCGACCTGGGCTATGACCATCTGGTGATCCCGATGCGGTACGAGCAAGGGCGCAATGGCATCACATGGCGTGGAGAGGACCGTAGCGATGGCGCGCTGATGTTCCCTAGCCGGTTCTCCGAGAAAGCCGTGCAGGAGCTGGAGCGGTCGTTGGGCCCATATGCCACCGCCGGACAGCTTCAGCAGCGCCCGGCCCCCCGCGAAGGCGGCTTGTTCAAGCGGCAATGGTTCGACGTGATCGGCGCCATTCCTGCCGGGCGCCGGCGGTATGTCCGGGCATGGGACTTGGCGGCTACAAAGAAAATGACCTCGAACAACCCAGACTGGACAGCTGGTTTGCTATTGTCGCGTGGTGATGATGGCATGTTCCTCATCGAGGGCGTCGATCGGCTAAGGGGTTCGCCGATGGAAGTTAAAGGGGCGGTGCGCCATCGGGCTCAAACGGATCCGAAGGGGACAGTAATCCGGCTCCCGCAGGATCCCGGCCAGGCAGGCAAGGACCAAGCAGAGACCTTCGTGAAGGATCTGGCAGGATACCCGGTCAAGACGGAGCGCCCAACGGGTGACAAGGCGACCCGCGCCATGCCCGCCGCCGCACAAGCCGAGGTGGGCAACGTCAAGATCCTTCGCACCGGCGACCCTGACCGCGATGCCTGGATCGAGCCCTTCTTGGACGAGGTTTGCATGTTCCCCGCGGCAATGCACGACGATCAGGTCGACGCCTTTGCGGATGCCGTGAACGAACTCGCCCTCGGAGCCTCGCGCTACAACATTGGTGCGTTGACTTAGTTTTCGGCCGACCCCTGTCGGACGCCCACAGCGATTTCCGTGAGGACATTTTGCCTCTCGAGGGCGTCAGCAATGCGCGGCCAGGCACGCTGGGCCAGAACCTCGATATCCTGCCTGTCCACAAACCCCTGCGAAAGGTAGTAGGAGCTGGCGTCCAAGTCAGACTCGCTAATGGCGTAGCCGAGGTGGGACGCAATCGTGTGTATTAACACGCCTTGCAAGCTAAACTGTTCGGCGATTCTGGCGTGGATTAATTCGTCGCCTTCAGGAAGTGGGATTCTCACGCATTGGAGATATGCTTCTCTTGCCGATAATATGTCTCTCACGCCCTTAAAGTCGATCGGTATGAGATTGATGACAGCCTGATAATCGGGGTTCGCTACTGTCTGACGCGTGGATATCAACACGCGCAACAGTCGTTCTTGCTGATCGCGCTTTGCAGATTTCGCCGCGAGCTTGGGGCTTAAATAGCCTGCAACGAGTAGGGCGACGACGGCGCCGATTATTATGCTGGCTGCATTGAGCCACACACTTATGTCTAAGCCCAGCCAAAGCGGCTCAGCGTGCTGCCCTATCCGAATCTCCATTGAGCCCCCTCCCCTGACGGAGGTAACCTGCGCGAAGCCCACGCCATACGCCAGCCCCCATGGCGTTCATCACCGACAACCTGCGCGCCGCGCTTCAAGGGATCGGTGCCCACCTCGGCATCGGCAGAGCCCCGCAAGCCGCCTCTCTCGGCATCTTTGGTCACCAGCTCGCCCTTGCCGCCTACATGTCTTCCGGCATGCTCCGTAAGGTCATCGCCATCCCGGCGGACGATCGCGTCCGCGAGTGGCGCGACTGGCAGGCTGACAAGGAGCAGATCGAACTCATCGAGGCCGAGGAAAAGCGCCTTCAGGTGCAGGCGAAGTTCCGCTTCGCCGAGCAGCTGCGCGGCATGGGCGGCGGCGCGCTTATCCTCATCACCGCAGGCAACCACGCCGAACCGCTCAAGCCCGAGACGATCGCCAAGGGCGGCCTGGTCGCGATCAACGTCGTGTCCCGCTGGCAGATCAGCGGCAAGGATTGGGTCACCGACCTGGCTGACCCGCTCTACGGCACCCCGCGCATGTTCCAGTTGAGCGGCGGCACCACTGCCAATCGTGATATCCACCCGTCACGCGTCATCTGCTTCCGCGGCGACCCGATCCCCATGGGCGGCGCTGTCGCGACGGAAGAGGCATTCTGGGGCGATTCCCGGCTTCTGCGGGTGTTCACCGAGGTACGGCGCTCGGACGAGACCCAAGCGTGGTTCGCCGCCCTTGTGAAGAAGGCGAAGCTCCTGCGCTTCGGCATCCCCGATCTGGACCAAATGGACATGGAGACACTGTCCAAGCGTGTGGCGGTGATCGCGGAGGGGGAAAATTCGCTCAACGCGACGCTGTTTCGTTCCAGCGGCCGCGATGGGGACTCTGGCGAAACGATCACCGACTACCAGATCACATGGAACGGCATCCCCGCCGTCATGGACGCGTTCGACCAACGGGTTGCTGCGGTCGCCGATATCCCCTTCACCCGCCTCATGGGCCGCTCGCCCGCCGGCATGAACGCCACCGGTCAGCATGATACGGATAATTGGAACCGCTCGGTAGCGTCTGGTCAGAAGCTGGAGACACAGCCCTGCCTTGAGCAGCTGGATCCGATTCTGATCCGCAGCGCTGGTGTTGCTGACCCTTCGAAGGTCTGGTGGGTGTGGGCGCCACTCGATACCCCGACCGAGAAGGAAGTCGCCGACACCTTCAAGACCCTCACGGAGGCGATCAACAACCTGATCAACTCGGGCATCGTCCCGCATGAGGCGTTGGCCCGTGCCGTGCAAAACCTGCTCGAAGAGAAGGGCTATCTGCCCGGCCTCTCTGAAGCGCTCGCCAAGCTGAGCGAGGAAGAGCGCTTTGGCCTTGCCCAAGGTGAGGACGACGGCACTGACCCAAGCGGATTGCAATCCGGCAACGGAGCGGAAGGAGGTGATCCAACATCTGCCGGCGGCGGGAACGGTTCCTCAGGCCCTCCCGCCCGCCGTGCCGCGAACGATGCAGCGACGTGGATGACGGACGCGACGCCGCGCCCGACCTATGTGCAACGCAAACTGCTGAACGCGTCCGCGCTGATCGCATGGGCCAAGGCAAACGGCTTCGAATCCACCCTGCCTGCTGACGATATGCACGTCACCGTCCTGTATTCGCGACAGCCCGTAGACCCGATGAAGATGGGCCGGGATTGGCGCGAGGACGAGAAGGGCCAGATCACCGTGCGCCCCGGCGGCCCGCGCTCGATCGAGCGGCTCGGCGAGAACGCCGTCGTGCTGCGCTTTGCCTGTCCCGATCTGGACTGGCGCCACCGCGACATGATCGAGGCTGGCGGCTCGCACGACTATGACGAATATCAGCCGCATGTGACGCTCTCGTACAGCGTGCCGGCTGACGTCGATGTCGAGGCGATCCAGCCATTCCAGGGCGCACTCGTGTTCGGGCCCGAGCTGTTCGAGCCGCTGAACCTTGATTGGAAGAGCGGGGTCGTGGAGGAATGAGCCCGCCCGTAGAGATTTCGCTGGCGATCGTCGTCAACACCGAGAACCTGTCGCGTGAAGCCCGTCTGTTGCGTCCCGACCAGGTCGAGGAGAACCTCGCTGGCCTCTCCTTGGTCTGGATGGACGAAGAGCGCCTCGACGATATGGTAATCATCACGCCGCGCCTCTGCTTCGGCTGAGCCGTGCGCTACGACCTCGCCGCCCTCACCCGCCGCGCCAATCCCGGCATCCGACGGCGCGAGATCGTCGTCCGCGACATCGTGCCGCCTGCCACGCTGGCGAGCGACCTCTATGCCGCCGCGTACAAGCCGGTGGTGGAGCTATGGGCCTCGCGCACCGACGCGATCATCGCCGAGTATGAGCGGACGCTGTCGTCGCTCACCACCGATAGCCCCGCCGACCTGCAAGCTCGGCTCGATGCTGCGACCTCCGACCTCGAACGCCTGTTCATCCTGATTGACGCCTCGCTCCGCGACTGGACCGTCCGGGTTGAGCGCTGGCAGCGGGAAAAGTGGCGCGGCGCCGTCCTGGCCGCGACCGGGGTCGACCTGCAGACCCTCATCGGCCCCGAGGATGTCCGGGCGACGCTCGAGCAATACCTTGAGTGGAACACCTCGCTGGTCCGCGATGTCTCCGCCCAGGCCCGCCAGCGCATCAGCAACGCCGTCTTCACAGGCCTGACCCAGCGCAAGCCTGTCCGCGAGGTAGCGGCCGAAATCCGCGGCGCCGTCGGCATGGCGCGCGATCGATCCATGCGCATCGCCGCTGACCAGCTCAGCAAGATCACGTCGTCGCTCGCAGAGGAGCGCCGGCGGGAAGCCGGTATCAGCCTGTGGAAATGGCGCTGGTCGCACAAGAAGCATGGGCGCGCCGAGCATATCGCCCGCGACGGGAAGTTCTATGCGGACAGCGAGGCCGGCGCCGGCGCGACTGCCAATGGTGAGGAGGTGCTTCCGCCCCCAGAGGACAGGCCGGGGCAGCTTCCTTACTGCGGTTGCAGGGGCCAGGCTGTTCTGGTGCTGGATTAGCCGCATCTTTTCGGCGATTGCAGCGCGAGACGAGCGGAAAGCGTGCACATCGCGAGTGCGCAGCATATTCCCCTCCCAGTGGCTGCGACAGACGACAAAGAGGCCGGCATCCGCGACTCTCACGACGAAATAGCAAACCGGAACCATGATCGTTCTCCTTCCAGGGCCCTTGTTTCATGTTCAACCCACGATTGGCGCAGAGACGCACAGGCACCGGCGAGAAATAGCGCTTTGCGCTTGGTCACGAGTCGCCGCGGTGGTATGATTCGCGGGCTGCGGCACCTGTCAAAAACGCGGCAGAGGGGCCTCCGGGGCTGCGATGCAGGCGGGCAAGTGGCCTTTCAGGAATGCCTATGATCCCGGACCATGGGCAGTGCCGCAGCAACGAGCCGAACGCGGCGGCTACCGCGTCCGGCCCTGACCACACGATCAACGGAGGATCGAATGGCTGATGACACGATAGCGAGCTATCAGGCACCACCACAGCACGAAGTTTCGATCGACGTGGAGTTCGTGGCTGCGCCGAACATCGATCGCGCAATGCGGCGCGCCGCCGCACTAATGCGCCCGACCCCACCGACGATCAGGATGGCCCGCTGGCCCAACGAACTCGGAGACGCCCCTGCGGATGCGATCGGCAAGACGTTTATTCTGTCGTGGGATGGCGCAGGCAATGAGACCTACCGTGTTGACCATGTCGACGGGGAATCCCTCGTCTTGGCGCTAGCATGACCCCCATCGAACGGGCCGCGCGGGCGCTGTGCGAGATGGATGGCTACGATCCGGACACGCCCCACCGCGCCGGGTTCCAGACGAGCGTAACAATGGAGCCAGTGCCGGCACCGCCGCTCTGGAGCGCCTATGTTCCGAAGGTCCGCGCAGTCCTAACCGCTATCCGTGCCCCCGGCTCTGACGCCATGGGCGCCGTTCTCGACAAGGGCATTCCGGTCGCCGACGCGCTCGATATCTGGCAAACTGTGGTCGACGCGATGCTGCGGGAAGCAGAATGACAGTCCGGTGCTCGCTGTATGCCGAAATTGATGATCGCCATGTTGCCGATCTTGAGCTTGCCGCAGTTCCTGCAATCGGCACCGAGGTGATGGTCCTCGCGCGCGATTGGGAGATATATAGGGTGGTCGGCGTGCGCCATTGGCCGCGACTCCCAGGCGATGACCTAGAGGAAAGGCCTGATGTAGCTCCCAAGGCCGTCCTCTATGTGAGGTATGGCGGCGACCTGTGATCCGTTCTGACGGAGGTAACCTCCACTAGCCAGCCCTAATATCCCGTGCAGCCATGACTTTCATGGCTGACCGCCTGACGCTCGACGCGCCCCGCCGCACCAAGGATGGCTTCCTTGCTGTGCGCGCCAAGGCTGCCCGCACCGGCGTGTACCAGTACGGTGGCAGCGAGGTAGATCCCGAGAACAAGCACGGCCTGCGCGACACCGCGATCGTCAACGTGCTGCGCGACGAGAACACGGTATTCGACGCGACCTCGGCGCAAAGCTTCATCGGCAAGCCGATCACCGACAACCACCCGAGCAAGCCGGTCACCTCCGCCAACTGGCGCGACCATGCCCGGGGCACGATCATGGGCGCGCTCCGGGACGGCGATTACCTCGCCTTCGACCTGCTGCTGACCGATGCCGACGCCATCGCCAAGGTCGATGCCGGCAAGCGCGAGCTGAGCAACGGCTACGACGCGAACCTCGAGTTCGGCGACTTCAAGGCCGCCGACGGCACGGTGTGCCAGGCGCGCCAGACCCGGATCAGCGGCAATCACGTCGCCCTTGTAGACCATGGCCGCGCCGGTTCCGAATGCCGGATCGCCGATGCGGCGCCCTGTGAAGCCGCCCCCCAAGCATTCCTCGATTCCCTGAAGATGGAGAAGCCCGTGAAGACCATGCTGATCGACGGGCTGACCGTCGACGTGTCCAACGCCGATACGGCGGAGGCCACGATCAAGACCCTCGTCGCTGCGCGCGACGCCGCCACCGGCGAAGTCACCACCCTCAAGACCTCGCTCGCGGCCAAGGACATCGAGATCGCGGGCCTCAAGACCGAGAACCAGCAGCTCAAGGACGCCAAGCCGACCCCGGCCCAGCTCCTCGACGCTGCCAAGGGCTATGCCCAGGTCTGCGATAAGGCCAAGGCGCTCGGTGTCACCGTCACCGACGCCATGGACGAGAGCGCGATCATGAAGGCCGTCGTCGCCAAGGTGATGGGCGACAGCGCCAAGGACTGGAACGACGAGCAGATCGCCGCCTCGTTCGCCGTCGCGACCAAGGACATGAAGCCGTCGCAGCACGGGGTGCAGCCGCTGGGCGATGCGCGTGTGATCGCGAATGACGCAGTCGATGTCCGCAACGCCGCGCGCGACGCGCGCTACGCTAGCTGAGGAGCCGAACCATGGCTGAAGTTCAGACCACCTACACCGACAACTTCGCGATCGGCTACAAGGGCTTCGTGCCCAGCGGCGAGCTGCAGAACCGCATCTCGCGCACGATCGAGGACTCCGCGGGCATCGGATTCGGCGTCGCCGCTTACCGTGGCGCCGGTGACCATGGCTGCACGGCGACCCAGACGCTCGCCGGTGCGGGCAGCGCCGCCGCCGGAAATGTGGGTACCTCGACGATCACTGCGTCGCCCACCGTCGGCGCAGGAGCGAAGATCGGCCGGTACACGATCACCCAGCTCGCCACGTCGTCGACGGGCGCGCTGCTGGTCACCGATCCGGACGGCGTCGTCGTCGCGCACGGTGTCGTCGGCACGGCGATCACCACCGTTCCCGGCATCACGTCGTTCACGGTCACGAACGGTGGCACCGCGACGATCGGCGACACCTTCTACATCGACGTCACCGGCAACGAGTTCCTGGGCTTCACCATCGCCCATTCGTGCCTTGGCCTGCTGACCGGCCAGACCGTCGATAAGTACCAGCAGTACGACAACGTGGCGATCATGCCGCGCGGGCCGATCATCCTCGAGGCCGGCGGTTCGGTGTCGGACGGCGCCGACGCATTCATCGACACGGACGGCAATATCGTAGCCAGCAGCGGTCGCCCGACCGGGGGCTGGAAGATCGACACCACGGGCGTGGATGGTGACTTCATCCGCGTCGTGAAGCGCTAAGGAGGGCGGGCAGATGTTCATGAATTTCGCAGACGCGACCGGCGGCATGTTCCAGGATGCCGCCGCTTTCCACGCCGCTCCCGAGGCGCAGCGCCAGGCCGCGATCCGGAACTGGCAGGCGTCCGACGCTCGCCTCGCCGCGACGTTCGCGGATCGCACCGACTCGTTCTTCCAGGACGCGCAGGTCGGCTATGCTTTCCTCCAGCCGCAGCTCTACCGCATCGAGACCGAGGTCTATATGCGGAAGTATCCGAGCTTCGACTTCGCCACCCTTATGACCGTCGACACCAGCGGCGACATGTGGGACGTCGGTACGGTCTTCTACAGCATGGACCAGGTCGGCAAGGCCGAGTTCCTGAGCGGCAAGGCGTTCGACATGCCCTATGCCGATACGCTGCGGAACCAGCACAGCCACGCGTTCCACCTGGCCGGCATCGGCTATGAATGGTCGACGCAGGAGCTGCAGCGCGCCGCCAAGCTCGGCCGGTCGCTCACCAGCGACAAGGCGATGGCCGCCGACCAGATCGCGCAGGCCTTCCTCTGGGCGATCGCGATGACCGGACGGACCCCGGGCGCAGCGACGTCGGAGAAGGGCTGGACCGGCCTGATCAACAATGGCTCGGCCCCGTCGGCGCAGGTCGCCAACGACGGAACGGGCTCGTCGCGACTGTTCGCCGACAAGACCGATGCCCAGGTCCTGCGTGACATCAACAGCGGCATCACGGCGGTCCACACCGGCACGGGCGAGACGCATCTCGCCAATACCTGGCTGATGCCGACCAGCACCTACCAGGAACTCGCGTCGCGCCGCCTCGGCGACACGAACGACACCCTGCTCGACTTCATCCGCCAGAAGAACGCCTATACCGCACTCACCGGTAAGCCCCTGACGATCAAGGCAACCCGGGCGCTGGAGACCGCCGGCACCGGCAATACCAAGCGCATGGTGTTCTACGACAACAGCCGCGAGGTGGTGCGCTTCCACCTGCCCGGTGCTCACCAGTTCCTGCCTGCCTTCCAGAAGGGCAGCATGGTCTACGAGGTCGGTGGCATCATGAACGTCGGCGGCACCGAGGTCCGGTTGCCCAAGGCGATCGTGTACCGCGACAGCTTCTGAGGAGCCCGAGATGACCGAAGTCACCAACATTACCTCGGGCCCCAAGGGCATCCACGATGCCAAAGGCAAGCTCGTGATGCTCGAGGCCGGCGAGACCAAGCCGGTCGACCTGGCCAAGGGCGAGAAGCCGGGCGAGTGGTTCGCGTTCGATGGTGTCGGGATCCCGTCCGCACCGGCTACTGGCACCAGCGCCGATACTGCCGAACACATCGATGCGCTGACCAAACGCGCCGACGAAGCCGAGACCATGCTCGCACTGGTCCAGGACGAGCTCGCCGCGCTGAAGCGCTCGCCCCCGGTCGTGAACGCAGCACTCGCGTTGCTCGACCCGAAGAACGACGATCACTGGACCCAGGCTGGCGAGCCGAAGGTCGATGCGGTCAAGGCGATCGTGGGTGGCGATGTTTCGCGCGACGATATCAAGGCCGCGGCGCCCGACTTCGATCGCGACGTCGCCAAGGCCCAGGCTACCACCTGAGCCCTTCGATAGGGGAGCAATGGGCCGCTGTTCTTCGGAGCGGCGGCCCTTTTCGTGAGGAACCATGCCCTACACCACCCCCTCCGCCTCGGACCTGACCGATCGCTATCCGGAGTTCGCCACGGCCCCGACGCCGCGGATCGAATACTGGATCACCGACGCGCTGCGCACTGTGACGACGAGCTGGGTCGAGAGCGACTATCAGCCCGCGATCCTCGCCTATGCGGCGCATCGGCTAAAGCTCGAGGGCCTGGGCACGAGCGGCGGCGGCGCGGTCGGTGAGCTGGGCGCGATGGGCGTCACCGACTTCAAGTCCGCGTCCATGTCGGTAAGCTTTGATGCTGAGACGGTGCGCCGGGCCGGCGACGGGGAATGGTCCTCGACCCGCTATGGCGCCGAGTTCAAGGGGTTCCTGCGCCGCAACAATGGCATGCCGCGCCTGGTCGGATGCCGTGGCTGATCTTGCAGCCGCCTTTGCCCAGATCGCGACCGCGCTGCCGGTGGGCATCAGCCCGTACCGGCCCGGCAAGCTGCGCTGGCCCGGGACGCCGGTGCTGGACGATGGCGGCAGCATCGTCACCCCCGGCACGCCCGAGGAATATGACTGCTCGGTCCAGATCGACCTCTGCACCGAGGCGATGCGGCTCGAGGCGGGGTACACGGACAAGGACGTCCGCATGCTGATCCTCGCTCCCGGCCTCGGGCGCGCCGTCGACACCGCGGCGACCGTCGAGGTGCTGAGCGGTCCGCATCAGGGCTCCTGGTCGATTCAGAGCGATGCCAAGGACGTGATGGGGTTTGCCTATGATGGGCGGGGTCGGCGGGCCTGATGGGAATGCGCGGCCACAAGGCGCACCTCGCGCGCCTGCGAAAGCTCAGCGGCGCCGGACCGATCTTGCTCGTCGGCAAGGCAGTGTTCGCCGCGGCAGAATCGATCGCGGTTGAGGCTCAGATCAGCATTACCGCTGGCGCCGTCAGCGGCAAGGGACACATTCCTTCCAAGCCGGGTGAGCCGCCGAACGCGGACACGCATGACCTGGCTAATCGGATCGAGACGGTGCAGCGTGCGCCGCTTGTTGCGGCCGTAGAGAGCAGGTCCGATCACGCAATGATCGAATTCGACTGGGGCAATGTTGCTGCCCGGCCTTACCTCCGCCCAGCTCGCGACAAGATGATTGGACAGGCGCGTGATCTTGTCGTGCAGGCGGTCAAGGTCGCGGTGCGACGCAGCCGGAGCAGTGATGGAGGATGACACCATGAAAACCGTCACGTTCGTGCGGAATTACTCACATCCGGTGGGCCCGCTGACATCGACGTTCTATCGGGCGGGCAGATCCTATTCTGTTGCAGATGAGGTTGAAGCGGGCGCCCGCGCGGCGGGCTCCTTGAAGGAGAAAGCTGGTGGTCGATCCCGTCGTCGCGTTGGAGAAGGCAGCCCTGACGCATCTGAAGGCTGATGCAGCGGTCACGGCAGTGATTCCCGCAGCGCAGCTTTATACGTATGACGGTGCGCCACCCTCGCCGCCGAAGCCTTTTGCGAAACCCGGCACCTCTATTGCTGCGCCCCTGACTGGGCATCGGAGGCGGCGCGATATCCGCTTCACCATCTTTGTCCGAGCGGATGCACGACAGGACGGCGCCGGCACGGTGCTAGAGACTGCTCGCGACCACATGGGCCGTTGCGTGTCCGTTATCGTCGATAGCCTGTACCGCGCCCGCCTGCCCATCCCGGGCGGCAACGCCAAGCTGGTCCTGATCAACGATATCCGCCGTATGGTGGATGGGGAGCAGGACGCGTTGGAGGCTAATATCGAATTCCGCGCGCGCCTTATGGCGGGGTGACGCGGGCTGTGGCATGATGTCGATGTGCCATCCCCCCTCACTCTCGCGCTGCTCGAGCATCTGGTGCGCATCGGCACGCTGAGCGCGGACGATATCGACACGATCGCCGAGCAGCTTGAAGCAGTCAGCGAATCCGGCGAGGCCCACGCGTGCCGTATGACCTATCTCCAGGCACTCGCCCCGACCCAGTCCGAGTGGGAAGCGGAGCGGCGGCGGAAGCATATGCGCCTAGTTCCCGATGAGTCTTGAGGCCGCAAATGCGATCGGGGGAGCAATCGTCTTTCTGATTCTGGCCGCCATCCTAATATTGGCCCATAGTGTTAAAGAGCGACGCCTTTCCGACCCGGACGACACGGAGGTCATCCTTATCGACAAGGTAATAGAGATCGCGAAGATGAATGCTGCCGGTAGATATCGGGTGACGACATACCGCCAGAGCGGGAATATTCATCGCGCCGAGGAAGTGACCGGGTCCGCCTCGGGGGTCGTCAATTATGCACTCATGCCGCTGCGTCGAGCGAGAATTGATGCCGTCGTCGTCCGCTATAACGACCATGACGGGCTCGCACTAGCTAGGCTACATCGCAACCATCGCGGTGCAAGCGAAGGCAAAAAAATCGGGGCGGTCGCAATTTCCCTATTGGAGCCTGACGGAGGTAACCCGGGACACTGACCACCCCTAGCTTCCCCGCCAAACAGCGGAGCTAGAGGCATGTCCGTCCCGGTCGAATTCGATTTCGCACAGATCAAGATCGGCGACGGCGCCGACCCCGAAGTGTTCACGGTCATCTGCGACCTTACCCAGGTGAGCATCAACGAAACCGCGGATACCCAGACGCGCCGCAAGCGTGATTGCGCTAAGCCGAACAAGCCCGCGGCGCGCTACTCGCGCGTTCTCGGCACCGCCTGGGATGTCACCGGCTCTGGCCTGATCGACAAGGACCAGATCGCCACCCTCCGCGCCGCCCTCGGCAAGCATGTCAACTATCAAATCCCCGTCTTCCGCGACGACAGCACCGACGGCGGTGAACTGCTCGGCACCTATGCCGGGCAGGCCGTCATGACTGCCCGCAACATCTCGACCGACCGAGAAGGCGACTCGACCGGCGAGATCACGCTCGAGGGCGAAGGCGAACTCGCCTGGACCCCGGAGGCCTGACGATGGCTGGCGTTCGTGGCGATATCCGCTTCTCGGCAAATTTGACCCAGGTCGGCAGCACCGAGGTCGGCACCCCCAAGCTGTCGGTGTCGATCGACGAGTTGCTCACGCTCGTCGCTGGAACCGACGCGACCAACAAGGCGGATATCCTGTTTCAGGACGCGGGGCGGTCGCTGGCCGCGTCGGCAAACGCCGACCTCGATCTCGCGGGCTCGCTCAGCGATGCCTTCGGCGCGACGATCGCCGCCGCCGAAATCGTGCTGCTGTTCTTCCGCGCGCGCTCCACGAACGTCAACAACTTGCAGGTCAAGGCCGCGGCGTCGAACGGTTTCACCGGCCCCTTCCTCGCCGCCGGCGACGGCGTGTCGATCAAGCCGGGCGAGTGGGCGGTGTTCGTTTCCCAGGCCGGCTGGCCTGTCACCGCGGGCACTGGCGATCTGATCAACGTCGCGAACTCCGGCGCTGGCTCGGCGGTCCTGTACGACGTGGTGATCGTCGGCCGCACCGTGGCGGCCTGATGCAGACCAGTCTGGAGCCCGTCAAATTCGGCGACGGCACCTACAAGCTGGGCGCGCTGTCGCTGAAGCAGATCGTGGAGCTGGAGCGCGCCTGCGGCCACAAGGATGCCCAGGGCAATGTGACGCCCAAGAGCATCTACCAGATCCATGCCGAATGCGAGGCCGGGCTCGGCTTCAACGAGGAAGCTGGGCAAGCCGCATACTTTGGCGGCGGAATCGCGCGGCCGATGGACATCTACCACACCGTCAGGTTGCTGCTGATCGCCGGGAATTCGGGCGTCGTCGCCGGCGTCGAGACGCCGGTGGGGCCGCAGCGAGCGGCGCAGCTCTGCGATGACTATCTCTATCCGTATCGGCCCCTGATCGAGGGGCAATATCTCGCCTGGGCTGGGCTCAATGCGATGATCGTCGGCATCGACGTAAAAAAAAAGGAACCCGCGCCGGGCGAAAGCTTGACGGATTCGCCCGAGGCGTCCTCCTAGCCAACTGCGGTCAGCTCGGGCTGGACTGGGAGCGCGTATCGCTCGGCGAGTATTGCGAGGCGCTCGAGGCCCACAATTCCGCGCTTGAGGGAGGGAAACCGCCCGCCGATATGGACCGGCTGAAGCGGTTCAAGGCCGCGCGGGCGAATTAAAGCCCTGGCACCGACCCTGATGCCTTCACCTGCGCTTGGTCGGTGCCAGTTGTCCAATGGGTTATGGCGAACTCGACGATGGCTCCCGAACCGAGCCGCACCGAAGCCATGCACATCCCGTCCATAGCGACCGCGAACCCAGCTGGATCAGCATTCAGGACCCCATCTGCCCACGTCATCCTCGCATTCTGGTACGCATCGAGCAGATAATCAGCTGGCCCGTACTCGACGCCTGCCACGACCAGGGTGCCGCTTCCGTTGATCTGCTTGATAAAGGTCACTCGATCGCTCCAGTTATGCGCCTAGTTGTGTCACTTGCCAGCGGGCTGCTCCGCCAAATTGAAGGCAGGCCTGGCCAGATCCTCCGCTTGGATCGTCCCCATGTTGGAACACATGGCCGTGTAGGCCACCTGGAAATTCTGGCCATCGGCCCACGCACGCACCGACCCGGCGCTATCCACGGTCAGTTCGACCTTGCCAGGGTCCAGCACAACGACGGGGCCATTCATGTCGACATAGAATTTGGTGAAACCGACATACCCGCCCATTCGGTTCTTGGCATTCACCTCGCCGCAATACCGCTCTGCGGCACCATTGGGGTATGACACCACATCGCGGAATTGGGCTGACCCGGGGTCGATGAGTAGGCGCTTTACGGCCTCCTCGGCTTGCGTGCGCCCTCGGTCGCATCCCGGGGTAAGTGCAAGCACTGTGATCGGCAAGATCAGGCGACGCAGCACGGGCTTTCCTTTGACGGAGGTAATCAGGCCATGCTGCCACACGCTATCCCCGGCGCGCAACCTTGAGGCGCGCCGTGGCCGAGATCGATCCCGTTATCCTCGAAATCCGCGCGCAGATGAACGCCTATAAGGTCGAGCTAAAGAACTCGACTGCGCTGGCTACGTCGAACTTCGCACGTCAAGAGCGCGCAATTCTCGACCTTGAGCGCCAGATCAAGGCATCGTCGGGGCGGATCAGCGGCACCCTACGGGGCCTCGCAGGCTCTCTGGCCGGAGCAATTTCCACGCAGCAGCTTGCCGGTATCATCGACAGTTATACGAGGTTCCAGAACCAGTTGCGCGTAGCGGGCATCGAGGGCGAGCGCCTCGCTTTGGTGCAGGAGCGACTGTTCGGCATCGCGCAAAAATATGGCGTTGAGCTAGAGGCGATCGGCACTCTCTATGGTCGGAGCGCAGCGGCCGCCAAGGAGCTTGGGCTCAATCAACAGCAGCAAGCCACGATTACGGAGGCGACCGCCGCCGCACTCAAGATAACCGGCGCGACCGCTGAATCCGCCTCCGGCGCCTTACTCCAGCTTTCGCAAGCCCTAGGCGGCTCGAAGATCCAGGCCGAGGAATACAACAGCCTGATCGACGCACTGCGCCCGCTGCTGCAAGCGGTAGCTTCTGGCTCGGATAAGTGGGCTGGGTCAGTAGCCAAGCTCACCGCAGACGTGAAGAAGTCGAACGTCACCACCAAGGAGTTTGTGGACGCACTCCTCAAGGGGGCCCCCCAGGTTATAGAGCAGGCGTCCGAGGCCACTCTGACGCTCTCCGGTGCCTTCACAAAGCTCACCAACGCTCTCACCGTCTATATCGGGCAATCTGCCGAAGCGAACGGCGTGACGCAGGCCATCGCCGGTGGAATGGATTTGCTCGCCGGCAACCTTGATACCATCGTGGACGCGCTAGCCGTAGTTGCGGCGATACTCCTCGGTCGCTTTGTCGCCGGTCTCGCCGCCTCCACTGTCGCCGCGATTGCGACCGCCGCAGCAACTGCTGGCGTAACGACGGCGCTGGGGACACTTGGCGTCGCGGCGCGGTTGGCGGGTACCTCACTTCTGGCCGCATTCGGTGGCCCGGTTGGGATAGCGGTTGCTGCCCTCGCGATCGGTATCGGTGTTCTGACGACCCGGACAGGTGAGGCCGCGCAGGCGGCTCGGATCAACGCCAAGGCGCAGGAGATCGTTGGCGACACGAGCAAGCGTGCGACGGATGCGATCGACAAACTAGCGAACGCGCACGGCAAGGCTCGAGCTGAAGCGCTAAAAGCTGCCAAGGCCGAATTCGAGAACACCAAGCAAAAGCTGGCCAGCGCGCAGGCCTCGCTTCTCCTCGCCACCGCCGAATACGCAAGCGCAAAGGCTGCTGCGAATCGGGAGGACGCACTCTCTGGCGCATTCAATACCGGCACCGTGGGCAGCGCTAGAGACCGCTCTGCCAACCAGCGCTTCGAACAGGTTCAGGAGAGCATCCGAGCGCAAGAGCAGGCTGTCGGCACGTTGATGGCCGCGCTTGCCCAGCAGCAGGCTAACCTTTCCGCACCGGAATCCGCGCTCAGCAGCATCGCGGACGACGGCAAAAAGAAGAAGGGTCGGCATGGGCGCAGCCCGGCAGAGATCGCAGCCGAGGTAGCCGACAAGCTCGGTCAGCTTGGCGAAGAGCAGATTCGCGCGCAGCTCGATATTACGACCGATGCTGAAAAGCGCGCCGAACTGCAGGGCGCGCTCTATGAGCTGGAATACAAGAACCGGATCGCCGAGATCAACGCCGCCAAGGATTACAGCGATGCCCAGAAGGCTCGCCTCCGCGCCGCGGTCAACGCGATCTATGGGCGCGATTCCAATGGTAACCTGACGAGTGCGAGCCCTCAGGGCATCACCATCAATCGCGAATTGGAGCGGGCCCAGCGCGACCAGGCCGAACGCGCACTCCAGCTGCAGCGCGAGGCGCTCGAGGCCGAGGCTGCGCTGGTTGACGATCGCCGAACCCGCCTCGCACTTGAGCGGCGCATTCTCGACCTATCCCAGCAGGAGGAAACCTCCCGCCTCGAAACCGCTATCGCCGCCGGTGAGATTGCGGACGCGACCGCAGCCCGGGCAGCACTGGCGAGGAAGCAGGATGCGGAGCGTGCCGGCCTGGATCGTCAGTTCGAGAGCCCCGGCCAGGCCTACCGGCGGGAGATCTTCCGCGACATCAACGACCAGATCGAAGACATCGAAGTCGACGGGCTCCGCAAGCTCAGTGACGAGTTGACCAACGCAACGAAGAAGGCTCTCGGCCTGAAGGGGGCTTTGGGGGACCTCGTCGGCGAACTGATCCGGATCGGTATTGAGCGCCAGATTATTGGGCCGCTGGCGGATGAGCTATTCGGGGCGGCCGCCGGCGGTTCGGGCGGAGGGGGAGGCTTCATCAAGAAGCTCTTCGGGCGTGCCAGCGGTGGCTATGTTGGCCCTGGCCAGACAGTACGGGTCAATGAGAACCGGGGCGGCATGGAGCTTCTCCGCATGGGATCGCAGGGCGGCACCATCATCCCCCTTGGCCAGACCGCAGCCGTGGCCCCGCGCGGCGGGGTCACGATCATCCACGCGCCGCAGACCGTCTTCAAGAACGCGATCACGACGCGCGAACTGATGGCCGAGGTGGATCGCCGGAACCGCGAGTCCATCGCCCAGGCCGCGCCGCTCATCGCCGACGCTGGCGCGCGCAAGGCCGTGCTGGAATCCGGTCCGGGCTTCCAGCGGCGTGGCACGTACCGCTGACGGAGGTAATCGGCGCCGCCCTGCCGCCCTAGCCATGCCCCATGGCCACCTATCGGCGATCGATCCTGTTCCGGCTCGCCGCCGACCCCATCGCGCGGTTCTGGTCCGGTCACGGCGATCTCGATGTCACCGCCGATGCCGTCGACCCCTCCGGCGCGCGGTACCTCGGTCTCGGCGCTCTCCTCGATGTCCCGGCGCTCCGCACCCTGATCAACGGCACTGCTGACCGGCTCGACTTCACCCTTGGCGGTGTCTCGGGTCAGACCTTGCGCCTCGCCATGGAGGATGCCGAGAGCGTCAAGGATGCGCTCGTCCTGATCGGCGAGCAGTCGCTCGACAGCAATTGGCAGAACCTCGGCGCACCGGAATGGGTCTGGCGCGGCCATGCCGACATCATGGTCGTCGCCGGCACCAGCACAGACAGCGGCAAGCAGCGCACGATCAAGCTCTCGGTCCGCAGCGCCGACACGTTCCGGTCCGATCCTCAGCCCGCCTACTACACCGACCAGGACCAGCGCCGTCGCTCGCCCACCGACACGATCTGCAGCCATGTCGCGCTTCTCAGCCAGGGCGCGCGCCGCCGGTTCGGGCCGAGCGCATGATCCTCGCCGACTTCCTCGAGCGGGAACTGTCCGCTTCCGGGCCGTGGAACTGCTCCACCTTCCCGGCGGACTGGTGCATCGCACGCGGGCATCCCGACTTCGCCCGGAACTGGCGCTGGATCACCGACGCGCGTCGGTGCGAGCGCATCGCCCGGCGCGGGCTTCTGCGGCTGTGGTGGCGCGGGATCGGCGACGCCCTGCCCTTCGCCGACAACCTGCGCGCCGGCGATATCGGCGTGGTCCGCCGTGCCGGCATGGAAGCGGGCGCGATCTATACCGGCGAGCGCTGGGCGCTGCGCGCGGATCGCGGGCTTACCTTCCTCAGGCTCCCCGAGACCGCTGTCGTGAAGGCGTGGCGTCCGTGAAGACGCTGGGCAACATCCTCGGCGCCGTAGCCTCCGTCATCCGGTACGCTCCCTTCGGCCCGGTCGGCCTCGTCGTCGCCGCCGCGGGTGTCCTCGGATTGCAGGCGCTTGCCAATGCCACCCCGGCGATCCGCCCCGAGACGACGGAATCGTCACGCAAGTCGCCGGTCCCGGCCCGCAAGCGCTATTACGGCAAGGGCCGGCTCTTCGGCGACTGGCTCCTCTACAGCTACAAGTCGGATGGCACCCCCGTCGACGTCTGGGCCTTCCAGGACGGCCAGATGCACGCCGTCACCCAGGTCTATCTCAACGACGACAAGGTGACGATCGTCGGCGGCGTGGTGCAGGCGCTGGGCGACAAGCGCTATCAGGATGGCCGCCTGCTCGCCGGCTACAATCTCGGCTTGCCCACCGAGACCGCGTTCGCCGCTGTCGTCTCCGCCCTGCCCGGCATCTGGACCAGCGATCACCGAGGCGATGGGATCGTCACGGGCTACCTGATCAAGCAGCTGACCAAGACCGAGAAGTTCCTCGAGACATATCCCAATGGCGACGACATTCAGATGTCGATCGCCGGGGAATGGTCGCTGGTGTTCGATCCGCGCGACGAGGCGCAGGACGCCAATGACAGCACGACCTGGCGCTATGATTCCGCCACGCCCGGAGATCCCAACCCGGGCGAGAACCCTGTCGCGGCGTTCCTCCATTACCAGCTGACCCAGCGCGGCGTCGACTTCGACACCCAGATCCTGCCCCAGATCGACAAGTGGATCGCGGCGCTGGACGATTGCGACACCGCACAGGCACTATCCGCCGGCGGGACCGAGCCGCGTTATCGCCTCTCGCTCGGCTACAATGCGAACGAGGCCCCGGCATCGATCAATGCCGCCTTCCTCGCCGCCTTCGACGGGTGGTTCTGCGAGAACACCCGCGGCGAGCTGATCATCTATTCAGGGCGCTACTACGAGCCGACGAAGAGCCTCGGGCCGGACCAGATCGTCGATTACAGCCTCCAGCGTCACGTCGAAGCGGAGAACGCCGTCAACGAGGTGACGATCACCTATGTCTCGGCGGAGCATGAATACACCACGCCGGACGCGCAGGCGTGGCGGGATCAGGCCGCGATCGATGCGAGCGGCCGAGAGCCCGTGACCGTTCCACTGCAGGCGCAAATCCCCTCCCCGACCCAGGGCCGCCGCCTGGCCAAGCGCAAGATGATCCGCGCGAACGCGCCGCATCGCGGCACGATCACGACCACCTATGGCGGGCGCGACATCATCGGCGAGCGCTTCATCTGGCTGAGGATCGAGGAGGCCGGCACGGTCTTCTATGACGGCCCGGCGGAGATCGTGAGTTCGCCAGAGCGCGACATGCAGACCGGAGGCGTCCGGTTCGACTGGGTCGCCGCTACGCCGGACATCGACGACTGGGACCCTGCCACCGAGGACGGCGCAGGCACCCCCGTCGGGGAAATCCCCACGATCGATCCGCTCGATCCCCCGGTGATCACCGACCTGGAGACGATCGAGGTTTCGGGCAGCTCGCGCCTCAAGGTGACGATCGCGAGCGAGGACCGGGAGGACCTGACCTGGTTCCTGCGCTGGCGCCTGTCCGCCGAGAGCATCTGGAGCGGGGCGCTGGAGTTCCGTGACATCCCCGCCGGCACCTCGGTTGAGATCGTCACCGACATCGTGCCGGTTGGTGAGCTGATCGAAATCCAGGCCTCCTACGGCACCGGAGACGGCAGGCATTCGGACTGGTCCGATACCGCGATCTTCTACTCCGGCGACGTGACCGCCGACCTGACGCTGATCACCGCCGACAGCGTCCTCTACACCGCTGACGAAGGATGAGACGATGAGCAGGCAGACGATCAATATCGGCGCGGCCCCGAACGACGGAACGGGCGATCCACTGCGTGACGCCTTCGACAAGGTGAACGACAACTTCGCCGAGCTCTACATCCACGGCGCCCGGGCGAAGTTCTCGGCCGACCAGACCCTGAAGGACTTCTCCACGGGCGCCTCGGTGCAATGGGATGCCGAGGATTTCGACACCGACGGCATCCACAGCACGGTGACCACGCCGCAGCGCATGATCGTGCCGTCCGGGTTCGTCTATGCCCGCGTCGAGTGCGGCATCTACATCCAGAACGTCACCGCAGCGCTAAGCCCCATCATCCAGATCAGGAAGAACGGGACGGCCATCGCGGCGACCCAGGGCTACAACGCCGGCACGAACTGGGGCTCGACGCAGACCTCGGGCCTGGTGCCGTGCGTCGCCGGCGACTATTTCGACTGCTTCATGCAGGTGTCGGGCGACACGTCGATCGACATCCTCGCGGCCAGGTCCTTCCTGTCGATCCAGCTCTACGCCTGACGGAGGTAACTCAGGCGCGGAGCCCGCCATAGCGTCCGGGCATGCCGAAGCTGCTGGACATGGCCTATTTCTCGCCCGAGGGGATCGAGGTCGACCTGGAACAGCGGGTGATCTCCGGCGGCACCGCGCTCAACGGCGAGGAAGACGTCGTCGCAACCGACGGTGGCGGGCGCTGGTTCAGCCAGATCACCGATCCCTATCTGGACGATGTGCCTGTCGCCAAGGCGTGGCGCGCGCTCTCCGGTTACCTCGACGGCGGCGCCAACCCGATCCGCCTCCGCATCTGCGACTGTCGGCATCAGCCCGGCTCGGAAATCACGACCGTCCCGCATAGCGACGGCACGCCGTTCTCCGACGACACCGAATACGCACAGGATGGTGCGGTCGCGACGGTCACGGCAAACGCGGCGCTGCGCGCGACCACGTTGGCGATCGACACGAGCCTGCTACCCGAGGACCTGGGCGGCGGCGAGCGGTTCACCGTGATCCACACGACCTATCTGGACCGCCTCTATGAGGTGATCGAGGTTGATGAGGACGCAGGAACGATCACGTTCCGCCCGCCGCTGCGCGAGGCAGTTGCCGCCGGCGCGTCGCTGAACTTCGGCGCCCTCACCTGCATGATGCGCCTCGATGGTGAGATGCGCTCCCCGACCAGCTTCGGCTTCGCGGAGAGCCCCGGCGCGCGCTTCATCGAACATTTCCCCGGCCCGGGAGGGTATGCCTGATGGGCTCGATTGCTGCTCAGTTCGCTTCAGCGTTCCGGAACTATGTCCTGGACGGCGTGCCGTCGTCGGGCGACAATGAGCCGGAAAAGGCCGAGATCCGCGCGATCGGTCCGATGATCGAGTCGGCGCTTGCCGCGATCCAGCTCGGCAATGTCGCGCTGACGAAATCGACCCGCGCCCTGCTCGACGCGGACCTCGCACACGGCGCGAACACCGTCGCCCTGGTCTATGCCGACACCACCGACGCGAACAACGACCTCTATGTGAAGGTCGGCGGCTCGGGATCGGGCTCCTGGACGCTCACCGGCATCCTCCACGGCATCATCGACGCGCTGACCCATGACGTGGTCACCGCGACCGAGAACGCGACGACGGCGCTCCTCGACGCGCTTGCGGCGTTCGACGCGGACAAGGCGGCGGTTCTGCTTGAGGCGGCGCGCAGCTCGCGCAGCGCGGTGTGGGAGCCAGAACTCGGTTACCTCTACCAGGACGCTGCCGGCACGGTGCCGGTCACGGCGGTCGGCGACCCGGTAGGCTGCATCAAGTGCTTGGCCGGCAGTTCGGATTATGACTGGATCCAGGCCGACAACGCCAAGCGCGGCAGCTATGTCGAGGTCTATGGGCGCGGCGTGGTCCGCATGAACAATGGCCAAGGCTATTACAGCCGGGCCAATGTGACCATGCCGATCCCTGCATCGCTGTTCGTCGCCGGCAAATATGCCGGCACGACCGGGCGAACGATCATGGGCTTCGCGAAAAACACCGGCACCCGGTTCCAGATCAACAGCACCAGCCTCTCGCGCGTCAACAGTTCGACCACCGGCATCTCGCCCGACCTCGTGCGGCCCCTCGCCGACGCCTATTGCCCGGATTTCCTCGCCCCGTCGGGCACGGACGGCGTCTATCATGGCCAGATCGCCGCGACGGGCGTCATGGACAGCTTCGCGGAGGACACGACTGTCCTGAGCGGCGCGGCGCCGGGCACGATCGCCACCGGTTGGGCAAACGGGAACACCGTCGCTTCCATGTCGCTCGTCCTCAATGGCGGCAGCCAGTCCCTCGGCATCGGCGTGGTCAATCCGGACGCGAGCCTCGATTTCTACGGTGGCGCGGTCCTTGGCACCGAGGCAGGCGACCGCGGTGCCTTCGTCCGCTGGCTGCAGGCCCGCACCCGTCCGGAGATCACCGAGAACGACGAAGTCATCCTGATCATAGGCGACAGCACCGGCGACGACGTGTCCCAAGTGCCGGACCGCATCCAGGAGGTGTTCTACAAGCTCGCCAACGATGACCTCCCGACCCGTCGCCCGGCGAACTGCGTCCTGCTCCAGGATTGGTCGCGCGTGGGCGACACGTTCCAAGGCATGACGCGCCTCTCGGACGCGACCAAGACCCGCCGCACCTTCGTCATCAACTGCTCGAGCGCAGGCTCGCAGCCCGGCTATTTCTTCTCGGAGCGCTTCGAACGCGCGATCGGACGCCTTCCCAAGGTGGACTTGGCCATCTTCCACCATGGCCAGAACCTCGCCATCGGCGACCTGACCATCCAGGCCGCGACGAACCGCGGGCTGCTGAAGGCCGGGCAGTATATCGACGCGATCGACCAGCTGCGCGGGCGTTTCCCGAACGCGAAGCTGATGCTCGTGAAGCCGTACCCCTACGGTGTCGACGGCGACGAGCGGATCGAGCCGGTGAAGAAGGCGGTGGAATTCGTCGCTACCAAATATCCCGACGCAGTCGTTGCCGATTACTATACCGTGTTCGACACCGGCACCGGCGGCGATTCCCGCCCGGCGGCCTGGTACGAGGCTGATCACGTCCACCCGTCGAACCCGACCGGCATCGGCAAGATGTACGATGTCATCGTCGCGGCAATGAACGCTTATGACGCGCTCTCGCCCACCCTGTTCCTGACGCCGCCGCTGATCGGGCACCGGCGCATCCTGCCCAGCGAGAACCTGCTGGCCAATGGCAGCTTCGAGACATGGACCGCCGGCGTACCCGATAACTGGACGCTCACCGGCGACGGCACCGTGACCAAGGTAGGCACGAAGGCCCGGATCAGCGCCAGCGATGGCGGCCTGGCGCAGACCATCACGGCGACGGCGCTGGCGGGCAAGACGGTGGTTCTCGCCGTGTCGCAGGACATCGCGACTGGCTCGGACGTCTGGGCCGGCGGCGTGCGCTTCATGACCGACAATGCCGGCGTCAACATCGGTGACGGCCGCTGGGTCGACCAGCCCTATCACAGCTGGGAGGCTGACCGCCTGTTCTACTATTATTTCCCGGTGCCCGCCGGCGCGACGACGCTGACCGTTGAGATCCTCGGCGGCGCGGAGGGCGCGGGCGTGACGCGTGTAAGCCGCGCGGTCCTGGTGCTGGGCGATGACCCCAAGGACATCCTGAGCTGAGGAGAACCGAAGTGCCGCCCTTCGACGATGGCCAGCAGACCGGCAACCCGCCTGCGCCGGCGCCCACGCCTAGCCCCAGCCCAACCCCCGCGCCGCCCCCGCCTCCGCCCACCAAGCCCGGGTTCTGAGCCGTGGCGCCGGGGGAGCTTTACCAGGTCGCGATCGTGCTGACCGCGCTGTTCGTCGCGCCGTTCAACGCCATGGCGCGCGTCGTCGTGCTGGCGTGGTTCGGGGGGCGCGGGCTCTGGGCGGCCTGGGGCGTGTCCGAGCCTGCCGCTGACCTACTCGTCGAGCTCGCGATCCTCTGGTTCGGGCGCAGGCACCAGACCAGCGCGCCCGCCGGGATAGCGTGGCTGCTCAGCATTCCCCTCGCCGCGGTCAATGTCGCATGGCTGGCCGGCCTTCTCGAGCCAGTCGTCGCCTGGTGGGTGATCCTGATAACCGCGCTGGTCCGCCTCGTCGTCCTTCCCTTCGGGCTCGACCGCGAGACCGTCTCCGCCACGATCCGCCAGTTGCACGATAGCATCGACAGCTTGCTGCACCGGCGCGTGCCGCACCCCGGTGGCCCCGCGTGAGCCCGCAGATCATCGGCGGCATCATCGCCGTGCTGGTCTCCATCGCGGGCGGCGGGCTGTTCGGCTCGTACCTGACCCATCTTCGCCTGACGCCCAAGGTCTCGGCGGAGGCTCGGCAGATCACCGCGGCGGCGATGGATCAGGACTGGGCCAGGTTCCAGCACGAGATCGCCCGCCTGGTGGATCGATGCGAGCGCGCAGAGAAATGCGCGGACGACGCGATCAAGGGTCAACGCGCCTGCGAGGAACGCGAGGGTCGCCTGATCGCGCGGATCACCCAACTCGAATATCTCGCCGCCGCCGAGGGCGAGATCAAGAAGCGCGCGGCCGGCGTGGTCGCACTGGATAGGCTCGAGCATAGGGGACCGACCACGTGACCTTCTCCCCCGCCCAATTCTTCACCACGATCCGCGACCCCAAGCGCTGCGGCCCGCTGAAACAGGCGCAGGTCGAGGGCTTCGGCACCGCTCTCGCCGCCTGCGCCGGCGCCCCACTCGCCTATGCCGCCTATATGCTCGCCACGGCCTGGCACGAGACCAACGCGACGATGCAGCCGGTGCGCGAGGCCTATTGGCTGTCCGAGGACTGGCGCCGCACCCACCTGCGCTACTTCCCCTGGTACGGGCGCGGCTATGTCCAGCTCACCTGGGAGGGCAATTACGACAAGGCCGATGCGGAGTGCGCGGCGGCTGGGCTGATCCAGCGCGGTCAGTTGCTCGCCGACCCCGACCTTGCGATGCGCCCCGACGTCGCCGCCTTCATCATGCGCCGCGGCATGGAGGAGGGTTGGTTCACCGGGGTCAAGCTGGCCGCCGTCCTGCCCGCCAGCGGCGTCGCCACCCGGGTCCAGTACATGAACGCCCGAACCATCATCAACGGTCGGGACAAGGCCGACCTGGTCGAAGACTATGCCCAATGGTTCGAGCGCGGGCTCCGTGACGGGGGCTGGGCATGACCTTCTGGGCTTTCCTCGATCGCTGCATCGATCGCCTCCCCGGCTGGCCCAGCGAGCGCCAGGTCATCACCTATATGAACGTCGCCCTGATCTGGATCATGCTCCGGATGGCACGGGAGAACGGCACGCTCTGGGACATAGAGCTGTTCAAGGTGATCCTGCAGGCCCTCGCGCTCACCGGGTTCCTCAACATGGCCATGGCCTTCTTCTTCGCCGCGAACCGCAGCGACGAGCAGCGCTCGGCCAACACCACGAAGCTGGTCGACACCGTCAAGCAACTGGCCGGCAACCAAGGAGACCCGAAGTGAAGTACCTCGCCCTCGCCTGCCTCGCCCTCGTCGCCGGCTGCACCGACAAGCAACTCGCCAACGCGGTCGAGCGGCACCGCGCCTTCGTCTGCTCGCACACCGTCGCGGTCACCGCTGCGGCGAACGCGGTGATCCGGAACGCCGCCAGCATCAAGGACGAGAACGTCCGCGCCGCTGCCCTCGCGGTGGCGAAGTCCGATCTCGCGATCGTGGAGAGCTGCGCGACCATCTGAATCGCGGGCCTTGCACCGACTCGGATGTTCCTGCGATGTTCCGCGTCATGTCGAGACGCGAGCGCATTATTTTCCACGCCCTGATGGTGATCGAAGACGCCCTTGATGCGTCCAACACCGCTCGCGTCCCGGCGTCGACGAGCCTCCGCCTGGCGCTGGGCATCCTCCACCTCCTCGCGGACCGCAAAAGCGAGTTCTACTCCCCGCGCACCTATGTCTCATTCTGGCAGGAAGCGACGGAACGCGACGCCGCAGGGATCAGCACCGCGAACGGCTTCGGGCGTTGGCAGACCCTCAACGCATGCGCCAACGCGATGGCACATGCGGTCGGCATGCCAAGAGACCATGGCTACGACGAGAAGAAGCGACGGTATCGCGCCGCCTAGCGCCCGCGCGTCGGAAACACCGGCCCCCGCACTGCCATGCGATCCGCCGGATAGGGCCGCTGCAGCTGCACGATCTCGTCATAGCTGCCGCGCAGCCAGAGGTCCCAATCCGCAACCTCAAGCACGGTGATCATCGCCTTGGGATGGATCGGCGCGACGAGCTCGTTCGGGTCGCAGGTCACCATGGTGAAGCCATTGCCCACCGCCGTGGCCTGCCAGAAGCCCGCGACCGCGAACAAGGGCTGATCCGTCACCTCGAACCACATCTCGCCCTTCACCGGCTTCTTGCCGTCGCCCAGGTCGATCGGCTCCGGGGTCCACTCGCAGAACTCGGTCAGCGGCACGAGGCACCGGTTCTCCGGCGCCGCGGCGAGGCGCTTCCATTGGGCTAGGCCGAGCTGGCGCACATTCGTCATCGGCCACTTCGCCTGGCCGCCCAGCACGTCCCAGCTCATGACGTCGATGCCGCGGCCTCGATCGTTCTCCCGCACCACGTAGGCGCGACTGCGCGGCGTCAGCTCGGCCGGGTTGAACCGGTTGTCCATCGGCCTGTCGGCGAGCCACTTCGCGCCGAACCGCTCGAAGAGGGTCTCGGGCTCCGGGGCATCCTTGTTTCGCGCGCGGTTGCACATCAGCTGTCGTTCCAGGCCCGCTTCATCTCTTCCGGGATCGGGTGCGCGGCGATCATGCGCTGGAGGGTGGAGATGCCCGTCTCGCGCTGCTCCTCGACGTACCGCTTCAGGTGCCCGACGACATGCACCGCCACCGCCTCTACGCCGTCTCGCAGCTTGGCCGGCGTGTTGAGATTGGTGTCCGCCGCCAGCGCGGCGGCAAAAGCGCGGCCGAACATGTCCATTAGGTCATCGGCGAGGGGCGCGCCCGGCTCGCTGCCGAGCCGGTCCAGCGAGAACACTGTCTGTGCGATCACCTGCTCCGCCATCGCCTCCTTGTGCGCGTCGCTTACGTAAAACCGGGGCGCCGGTCCCTTGCGGGCTTTAGCCATGTCGGCCTCCTCGAATCGCTGTTGTTCCCTTGATGTTCGCGAAACCGCCGGGAGTCGAGTCACGGCGCCGCATAGGGATGCTCTTCCCTGACGATCTCCACTGCGCGTTCAATCGCCGCCCGCTGGGCCGGAGTGCCCTTTGGATGCACCCGCCAGTTGCAATGGATGTTCTTGTGGGTCGGCAGATTCTCAACCGGCCCGATCGCGCGGAGCCAGCTGTCGTGCGTCCCGCCGGCGGCGCCTTCGAGCAGCGTGGCGAGCAGGTCGCGGAGTTCGTCGGGGGTAGGAACGCTGGCCATGGTGACGCGACGATCCGGGGGCGAGTCGGGTTCCGCTCAGGCCGCCTCGTCCTCAACATCACCACCGAGCCCGAGGCGCCGCTCGATGATCTCGACATATTCCGGGTTCAGCTCGATCAGCAGCGCGTCGACGCCCAACTGCTCCCACGAGCAATACTCGTTGCCAATGTCCTCGGCGACCCAATCGGCGTAGAGGGCAGCCGCAGCATCCTCAACCATGCTCATCCGCGTTCTCCGGCTTCGGATCGTAGTAGGCAGCAATGATTGTAATCGGACCAAGGGCTGCGCATAAGGGCCATGCGTCGAGCAATATTGGCTTGTGTCGATGAAGGCGTATGCCGCCGATCATGCCGGCCAACAGCCAAAGCACGACAATTGAAGTGCCGATCATGCCGCGTTCTCCAGTTTGGCGAGGGTGGTGCGGGCTAGCTCGCGGGCCCTCATATACATGCTATGCGGGCTGTCAGGATCGCCATCGACCATGCCCAGAGCGATCCTCTCCAAGCCCTCCCTCGCCTCCCGCAACAGCGCCGCCTGACGCTCGATCGTGGCGGCGGCTTGCTTCGAAGCGCGATCCACGGAACCTGCTGCGGCCAACTCGAGGCTACAGGAGCCACATGGTTGGCCAGCGCCGCCGCAGCACTTGGCGTACCCGCCTTCCCATGCTCGGTCACGGTGGTTCTCGCAGACCCAGCCCTCGCCGCCACAAGTGCGGCATTGCTCAACCAGATCGGTCACCGGCGTTCTCCTTGGGGGCTTTGGTCCTCAGGGCGGTTGCTGAACCATACGGTCTTGTCCGGCGCCTGGATGGTGTAAGATTGCTGGCCAAGATGCCTCAGCAACTGGAACGCCAGCGCTTCGGCGAGGCACCATATTTCGTAGTGACCCTTGGGAAACCGGGGATAGTTGATCAAGCCTACTGAAACCCCATCCTCAAACCCGCCAGTGTAGGTGTAACGGCATCGGGTCACCGTGACGCAAAGGCCGGCCTCGTCGCAGAAACTCTGCGCTACCAATTCGGCAGTCCTGTAATCTCCGGCGATAAAGATCGTTACCGGGTAGGTCGTGGTTTCCACCTGCTTCATGCGCCCATCTCCTCCTCGGCTAACGCGCACATGATCGAGCACTCAATTTCAGGCTCTGTCGCTTGATCGCCGCGGTTCGGGTCCAGCTCATCCAGAAAGACGCGCTTGCCGCCCTTCCCGTCTGGGATGATCGCCATTCCGATCTCTCGCTCGAGCGCGGCCATGCGAGCGAACACGTCCGGGAAGTGGCGCCGAATGTTGTTCCAGTAGCCCATACCGCCGCGGGGGCACCCAAGGCAGTTGTTATTCTTGAACCCCAAGCCGTACATTGCTGGCAAGGCGATGCCGGCGCGCTCGATGATGGCATAGCAGTCCGACTTCCCCAGACGCCGATCAACTAGCGGCGCCTCGATCGTCTCGCCCGGATTTCGAATGCGGACGCGAGCAAGTCGATGCTCTTCCTCGACGGTATAGCCCATGATGATGATGTCGCCGGGCCGCTGCGCCATCTCGGCAGTCATTCGCTTCAGTTCTTCGGTGCAGGGTGCAAAGCCTCGCTGACCAGAGACGAGCATCCGACGTCGGGTCCAGACATCCCAGACGTCGTGATAGCGCTCGGAGTGCAGCCTCTCGATTGGCAAGCCGAACCACGACTCGCACTCGACGAGGAACCGCTCGTTATCCGGGTGTTCGGAGCGCGTGTCGCTGTAATGGATCACGACGCGCTCGGCGCCGTACTTGGCAATGGCCAGCTTCGTTGCGACTGCCGAGGCAGCGCCACATGAGAAGCGGCAAACTACGCGCGACGGAACGGACCGTGAATCGATGTCCGTGACTATTCCGGGATTCGTCATTCCAAATCGCTCCGCTCGTATCCGGTTCGTTCCGGTTCAGCGGCTTGGACGATTGGCTGCTCGATCAACTAAGCATTGGAAACACTTAGGAAAGTTGGTCGGGGAGACAGGATTCGAACCTGCGACATCCTGCTCCCAAAGCAGCTACGCCTTAGCCTTCTGACGTGTTGATATTCTGCGCTTTTTGGTACTTCCGGTCAAGCGCTGTCCGGTACTATTCCGTGATTCCGTATCGGCCATAAGCGCCCGCAAATCTTCCATCCCGACGTGCGCATAGCGGCTCGTCGTGCGAATATCGGTGTGCCCGAGGAGCTTGCCGGCGGCCTTGAGGTTGCCGGTGCGCCGCATGATCCTAGTCGCGCTGGTGTGGCGCAGATCATGGAAGCGAAAGTCCTCCACGCCGGCATCTTCCAGCGCCTTCTTCCACTTCCGGGCCCAACCATATTTGGTGAAGGGATAGCGGACACCCTTGCGCCGCTGCGGCCGATCCGACCTGGCAGGTGATGGGCGCTCGCAGACATAGGTGAAGACGAACGGGCAGTCATCGACCTTGGGCTGTTCGAGGATCAGTTGCACCAGTGCCGGCGACAGCGGGAAGGTGTGCGGGCGCCCACCCTTGTTGATGATCGTCGCTTCGCCGGCTCGCCAATCGATCTTGTCCCAGCGCAGCCCCACGATGGCGGACTTGCGCTGCCCGCTGAGGATGGCGAACTCGACGATAGGCTTGAGGCTGTCCGGGAGTGCCGCAAACAGCGCCTCCTCTTCTTCTGCCTTCAGTTCGCGCACCCGCTCGGCGGGCTCGTCCAGCTTCAGCGACCCCCATTTGATCGCACTGACGGCGTGGGTTTCTTCAACGTGCTTCCAGACTCGGCGCGCGAGTTGCCACTCACGGTTGATGCTGGCGTTGGAAAGATCCTGTCCGCGGCGCTTCGCGATGAAGGCGCGGAAGTCGGCTATTCCGATCTCCGACAGCAACAGGTTCTTGCCGATGCCCTCGCAAAGCTGACCGAGCTGGTAGTCGGTCGTGCCGCTGGAGGATTCGTGCTGGCCCTTGTCCGCCCAATAGGCCTGGCAGGCGTCGTCCAGCGATATGCCCGGGAGCTTATCGGATCCGAGGATTATCTCACGGCGGAAGTTGTCGATGTAGGTTTGCGCGTCGCGTTTCGTCGTGCAGCCCGTTGAGCCATGAAACCGGCGCCCTTTGACCTGGAAGTCGTATTGGAAGTACGGCGACCGCTTGTCGGGTATGGGTTTTGGCATGGTTCCTCGATGCGGCGACGTGCCGCGAGATAGTCGTCGCAGTCCTGCTCGGTGTAGGCGAACTTGCGATCGGTGAGCGCGATATAAGCGATTTCGCCACGCTGACGGAGCTTGCGCAAGGTCCTCTCGCACATGCCCAGCCTTGCGGCGGCCTGTTCGGCTGTGAGAAGCACCCCCACCCTACTCCCCTTCCGAAGCGAGGTGGGCGCGGACGGCTAGGCCGGCGTCATTCAGCCTGAAATACGGCCATGGAATCGTGCCAAGGTACTCCATATCAACCAACGCCGGGCGGCGCGTGTTGGCCTTGGCAAGGCGCTTGGCATACGGCTCGCTGCATCCAAGCTGGCAAGGATGCTCACTGAGCGCCAGCAAGGTTGCCCGCTGCGCCTTCGTCAGCCCGCGCGCAATCGCGGCCACGTCGGGGGTCGTCATCCTCAACCCTCCTTCGCGTCGAGCAGGGCGCTGGCTTCTGCTGCGGATGCAGCAATTTCAGACAGCTCGAACCAGTCATCGGCGCTCATTCTGAGCGCTTCGCACCGTTCGATGATCCAGGTCAGGCTGCCACGAACCTTGGCCAAAGGCTCCTCCAGCACCTTCTCCCGAGCCGAGGGGCAATTTGCGTTTTCCGCAATTTGCTCGGCAGAAAGGCGCGTAGCCACAAGCTCAAGAACGGCCTGCGCTTCATCCCTTTCGGCTTCCGTCGCGCGATAGTCCTCGGTCGTCACGCTGAACTGGCTATCAACGAGATTGCTGTCCCGGTGTGCGATTTCGATCACCGCGCGCAGTCGCTCAACGAGAGCATCCGCATCGTCCGGCGCGCGTGGGGCGGCAGCGAGGAGCAACACAACGTCCTCATGGAAGCAGCGATCACTATCCTCTACGATCTGAGCGTGCAGAGCCTCGACTATCTCAAGAGCGCTATCGCCCTCGATTTCGAGTTCCATGCCTGCCGCGCCGTCGAGAAATTGAGCGGCTCGGATCAATAGGGCGAGCGTGTCAGGCTCGACGGGCACGAGGACGTGGGTGGGGGTCATGCCCCGCGTCCCTTGTACTGCCTGAGGAGCGCCGATGCCCGGTAGAGCATCATCGGATCGCCAGCGAGAACATAGGCCGTGGCGTAGCGCTTCGGCTTGACGTCCACCTGCGCCCGCGCGAGCAGCTTGTAGGGATGATCGCAGTCAACATGGACCGCGCCCACATCGTCGTAGAGAACGACCACATGACCTGGCAGGGTGAACTTGCCGCACGCCTCGCAGGTGGACCATTCTCCATCCTCACTGTGGAGGTTGGAGGTATCGCGCTTGCTCTTGCTCACTTCCCCTCTCCCCGTTCTTCCGGCTCGGCGAGGGCGACTAGGTATTCCTCAATACGGTGCTGGATGCGATGCATGGCCGTGGCGACGCGGATACGTCCCTGACCCTGGCCGTCACGGTTCAGACTGATCACATGGTTCGCCGTCTTTGCTTCCGCATGGGCGAATTTTAACACCTTGAGCAGCCGTTCTCGCTCCTCCCGCGCCCCGCCGTCGCTGGGGGGCATGGCAGCGCTGGGCTTGGCTTGGGCCGCAGAAAAGGCGTCGAACGCGATCTGCTTCTTCTCGCCGTAGCCCGCAGGTTCACTGCCGCCGTGCTGATAGTCCAGCCACCAGGCTTCAAAGCGATCCGGCAAGTCGCTCCACCCCTCCCGCATTTCCTGCACGGGTTCGGCGGGGAGGGATTGCGCCCTGAGTGCCGCGACGATCTGCGGCAGTGCATTGGCCAACTCGACCATCAGTTCGAGGTTCGGCACGTTGAAGCGCTTGGGCACGTCGGTGCCGTCGAAGCCTGCCCATGTCACGATCTGCGGCCAGCGTCCTTCGTCAGGGCGGTCACCCTTCATGATCGCCAGTACATCGTTGCCGTGGACGCTGGTGAAGCGGCGCCATGGCCGCTTAGTCGCCCGCTTCCCGAGGTCTTCGAGGCGATCAGCCAGCGCCACCGCCTCGCGATCCGGACGGACCACCACCTCGCCCTCGAACAGCGGAAGCGCGGCGTCGGCGATCCTTTCCGCCTCGCTACCCGTCCGCGTAACGCCGGGCACGAGTTGCGCCGCCATGATCAGCGCTTCCCGCAGCGGGTAGTGGCCGGGGAGGGATTCGTCGGGGTCGCGATCCGGACGGGGCTTGGCGAGGGCGGCAATGCCGCGCTGCAAAAGGTCGATAGTGGACGGCTTCACGCGCTGATCCGCGAGCCACTGCCAGAAATGGCTGTCGCCGTGCGACCACCAGCCAATATGCTCGGCTGTGTCGAGCCGGGTGTCGGCTTTCGCGCCCTCCTCCGGCTGCGCGTCGCGGAAGGCGAGCGCATCAAGGCGGGCCCATTCGAGCGCGCTGGCGAGAAAATCACGCGATAGATTGTAGGACGCGCAGTTGCACGTTGTCGTGCCAATTGCGCCACCGCAGGCGAAGCAGTGAAGGGCATGCTCGCGAGGAAAGAAGCTCGCCGAGTAGATGTCGAACGGGCTTCGCTCCCGCGCCTGCTGTGCGAGATCGGTCATGCGATGGACTCCTGTGCAATAAGGCGAGCGCGCATCCGCTTTGCCCGAGCGATCTGGCGGCCAAGGGCAGCGCGCGTAGCCTCAAAACTAGCGATGATCTCCTCACAGGCCTCGAGCTTGGTGGGGAAAAGGCCGTTCAGGTCAGCATCGCTGCTGAATGGGCGCAGGACGGAAGAAGTCAGGCGCGTGATCTCAAATTGGAAGCCATCTCCCATGGAGATCGTCCAGCCCCGCCCCCGCGCGTCGGTGTCGGTGGTCACGATGCCCTCCGCGAAACATTGAGATAGAACCAATCAGCCCAAGACATCCGCCCACGTCGGGTCATGCTGAAGTGCCTGACCGCACGGCCACGACGCTTGTCGGCCGCCTCGATTTTCCTGATAGCGGCGCTCGTCATGCCGGCTCCCTTCCAGTGCGGATGGCGACGGCTATGCCGTCGATGGAGGTGGCTGCGCGCTCTGCGTTCATGGCGTAGCCGACGGAGCCGCCAACAACGCTCGCACGCCAAGTTGCGGCCTCCCGATCAGCCACCGTCTCGCACCGCTCGCGCTCTGCGAGACGGTGGCGGGCGAAGGCTTGGACAGCAATATGATCATCGCGAAGGCCCTTGCGAATATCGAGGCGGATGCTCGAAACGCGCTCGACAGTTGCCGCGGCATCCCGATCGCACTGCACCACGGCTACGGGCGGTTGGGGATGGGTCACGAGCGCACCAAATCCATGAGCCGGGCAAAGAACCCGGACGGTTGACGATCGCGCAGCCATTCCTCGCGGTGGCGCTCATGGCGAGCGCGCAACGCAAGGGCCAGGTCGTCGCCCCGAAGGTCCGACAGGCGCGGCGGCGTGTTGATGAGGCGGGGAGTCATGCCGCTTCGTCCAGAAGCGGGGTGACGCGGCTGAGCAGGTAGCAACCGCTGATCCCGTCCAGCCAGATCACCGCTGAATGGCCGCTAAGCACCTCGGCTTTCGAACTGGTGGTTGTGACCACGCCGTCGCCGCCGTCCTTGCGCACGCTGACCCGCTGGCCCACTGGATAGCGAGCGTTGAAGTCATCGACCTGCTTCTGCAGATCCTTGAGATTGGGCGGACGCATCACGCCCGCTCCTTCTGCGCGCCAGCCCGACGCCGCGCATTGGCAGCGACCAGGTTGGCATTGGCGCGATCGCGGGCCGCCTTGAGCGGGGCGAGTTCGGCGCGAGCTTCGTCGCGTTCGCAGGCGGCAACCTCAAGTCGCCCTGCGATGCGCTCGGCCCGAGCCTTCTCCTTCTCCAGCGACTGCATCAGCCCCGCGATCTCGCTTTCGAGGCGGGCGACGTGCTGGCGGTGGGTTTTGCTGCGTACAAACATCGTCATCATCTCCTCTTGGGCCCGGCTGGAGGGAGGCACAGCCGGGCCCGGGCGTCGGCGGGATGCCGGCGCCTTGTTGGGTCAATTGTCGAACCAGAAGACGAGCCGCGCCTGTTTGCCGTTCGCCTCGAAACAGCGCATCGCAGCCAGCATCGCCTGCCATTCCACAGGCACAGTTCGCGGTTCGCTAGGGTAGGCCTTCGGAAGGAACGCGACGTAGTGGTCGAGCGCCTTTGCCAGCTCGTCCGTCGTCAGCCAGCTATGGCTGTGCCAATCTGGGCCCGATACTCGGCGCAGGCGTCCATTGTCGTCTGTCTCGCCGACGCTGTAGCCACCCGCGACCCAGCGCTCCGCCTGTTCCAGCGAGCACCAATCGTCGTCGCTGGTGTCCCAACCGAGACGGCCCTGCGGCATCCCTTTCGGCTCAAACAATTGAGCCTCCGGATACCCAACCCCGGCCAGAACGCCGAACATCACATAGTTCCGGCTTCCGCCGTTGCGGGTTAAATTCCGCCAGTACGGCGCACCATCGTTCGTGGTGAAGTCAGCGTACTCGACGTATGCGTGGATATCGCAGCCCATCACTCACCTCCCTGCAAAGTCTCGCCCCGCTCCTCGTCCGGGCGTCCCTCGGCGGCGGTGGGGTTGGATTCGGTGAGGGGGAAGTCGTCGAAATCATTGCCCGACAGTTCATCGGCCCGGCGCGTCAGGGCATCGGCTACCTTATCCGCCAGTTCGGGGCGCTTCGTGCGAAGGTCGTCGATCCGCGGCTGATGCTGAGCCTGGAACGCGGTCAGGGCATCGAGGCTGTCCACCTTCGAGACGTGCCGGATGAAACCAGCAGCCCAGCCAGCGGCGCGGTCTTCGGCTTCCTGCTTCGGAACGTCGGTCACCAGCGGGTGGAAGGTGAACATGCCTTTCTTGCTCTGCGACACGGTGAGCTTGACGTTCACCGGCTTGTCGATGTGCGACATGTGGCTGATGCGGATTCCACCGACTTCGCCTTGGTCGCCAAATCGGACGGTAGGGTCGCGATAGACCCGCACCGACTTGCCGACGAACTGCTCTTCGGCGGTGATTGCCCACGCCATCACCATCGCGCGGCCCATCGTCTTGCAGGGCTTCCACGGCTTCCCATTGTCACCCTCGAAGTTGAGGACGATCTTGGTCGCGCGGTCTTCCTTGGAGATGCGGGCCTTGGTGATCTTGAGTACGCGCGGACCTGCAATCAGGTCGTCAGCGTTGAGCTGGTCCGACCGAGGCGCAAGCGCTTCTGCGAGAGTGCTCATAGGTAAATCAACCTTTCCGTATCGACGAGCCGCGCGTCGGACGCGACCAGCTCTTGGTAAGTTTCGAGGATCTGAGTGATCTGGCGCTCGGCATCGCAGGCGGCATTGCCGATGGCTTCCTGAATGACCGGGTCGGGGTAACACCGCACCGTCGCCATCTTCATGCCACCGCTGTAGCTCGTGAAATCGAGCCATTCCCGATCATCCGCGACGAACAGGCCGGTCTGGCACTGGATCAGGAAATCAGGCGGGATCGTGCCCTTTGCGACGAACTCGACCAGCGTCTGCATCTGCAGCTTCTGCAGCCTGGACTTGATCTCAAGCAGCCCGTCGATGGGCAGCCCGTCCGGCGAATAGCCGATGACAAAGCCGAGCTTATCGTTCGTGACGATCCCGCACTCTTCGACCTCGCCATATTCCTCGGCGTACTTCGCACGGGCATGTTCCTCGTCGAACTTGCCACGCTCCATGTCGTAGCTCTCGAAGTGCGGATCGACGTACTTGGTCACCCGCTGAGCCGCGAGATGATAGAAGTGCGTCTTGACCTTGTCGTTCTTGCTGATGTTCAGCGACGGCGTGATCACGAGCTTCATCTCGGACGCGGTAAGGATGCCGCAACGGAGATTGTGCCACTCGATCGAACCCTGCTCGACATCGCGGTGATAGGTGATCACGACCCACCCCCGATCTGCGCAGCGCGGGCGCGGAGGGCGGCGATGGTCGAAACCTTGTTCTGGCTCGCGGTCCAATCAAAGGCCCAGAATGTCGATTCCACGCCGCTCTCGCGGGTGTATATGACCTTCGTGCCGGCGGCATTGGCGCGTACAGCAGAGTAATCGCTCGCTGGCTCAAACAGGGCGATTTCGACTAGAACGTCCAGCGAGTTGTCTGCGAGTGTGGCCGCATCCACCCGCCCCGCCAGCCCAAGCAGCTCTTCGCGCGTGGTCATGCTGCGTCTCGCGAGACAATTTCAGTCTCGGTCCAGTCCGTGGTTGCGGAGATGCCCATTTCCTTGGAAGGGCCGTAACCCTCTACAAACTCACCCGAGTAGGAATCGAGTTCAACCACGCCCCGCGCCTGCATCTGGGCAAGATGCTCAGCGTGGTTGTCGAGCATGTCGTCGAGAACATCGCTGGGCAGGCCGAAGTCGGTGATGTAGGAATTGAATTCCTTGGCGAATTCCTCGTCGAACTTGGCGGCGTCGAGCCTGATCGTAACCCGCTGGGTCACGTCCACCACGAAAGTGCGCATATCGCTCATGCCGACACCTGCGGAGCTGCGGGGAGCGGGCGCCAGTGGGTGGGCCAACACGGAAGATCAGCAAGGCAGCCGCGCTTGTCGATCAGGCTTCCTTGAGAGGTAGCGCGCAGTTCGGTTACCCGATAGCCCCCGCCTGCTGGCACCCATACATCGAACCTCGTCCCATCCCTCGGCGCCGTCGCGATATCCTGCCAGTCGTCGGCGCGGGTGTTCCAGGCGGCTATGGCTTCGGCGAGCGACCCCTCATAGACGTGGATCGCGTGTCCGTTGTCGCACTTCACCGACGAGCAGACCTTGCCCTCGTACGAGTTGGGTGCTGAGCACGCCCGAAGATTACCCTCGCTCATTCGAACCTCCGAAAAGATGCTGTTCCGCCATCTCGCGGCGCTCGGCGGCGCTCCAATGGTCGGGATATGCTTCTGACTGAATCGCGATCATCCGCTCCCGGTGCGCGTCCATTGCGTTCAGGATCGACCGCACCGGCATGGGCGCTTCGAGCAGGCGGGCCTGCTGGGCTTGGCGGGTGGCGGTCATTGGCCGGCCTTCCGCTCGAAGGATCGCCCGGCCTCGAATGCCTTACGGGCAACCCGCATTTCCCAGAAATCGTCGTTCTGCCCAGCGGCGATTAAGCGCGCACGATCCGGCCCTGCGCCGGACAAGCTCTCCGGAAACTCCTCGGCAAAGATCTCGCGAATGGCGGCCATATCCGGTGCCAGGGTCGCTGCGATCTCGCACGCCTCGATGTAGAGGTGTTCGACCTCCTTCGCGTAGGAGAGACTGCCGGATGCATGGATGCCTCGCACCAACGCCACCATGCGCTCGACCAGCGGCTCGGGGATCGGGGCGGTCAAAGCCCCTGCTCCCGTGCCAGCTCGGCGGCCTCCCGCAGCTTCGCGACTACCTCGGCTTGGGTGCGCTCGGGGTCGTCGTTCCAGCGGTAGATCGCGGTTGTTTCCACGAAGCCGCCAGCGAGGCCCAAGAAGTTCGCGAAGAACTTGCGCGCGCGCTCGCCGTCAGGATTCCCAATATCGCCAGCAACGTGATCGATCGCCAAAGCGGTACAATGGCAGCCGCCACCGCTATGATAGGACCCGCCGCCGCTCCACGCGCCGTCCTTCGCCAGAAGATCAGCGGCGCGCGAAAGCACCTCGGAGATGGAGAGCGCGGTCATTGGACGCGAGCCTTGGCCAGCGTTCCGGCAGCATTGTCCCGGCACTGCTCAACAGGCGCGCGGTGTTGTTCGGGTACCCACCCGTTTTCGAGGATCAGCGACAAGACTGCCCATGCGCTCTGAAGGTCGCGAGCCATGCAAGGCGCGGCGGCGATCAGGCGGGCGTTGGCAATCGCCTCGCCTTGGGTATCGCCGCAAGCAAGCGCCGTATAGTGCCCCTCTTTCAGGCGCCCCACCCAAGGCCGTTCGTTAGGGCGAGATTTTGGCCCGATGTCCTCGGATTGCCACGGCCCCAGCGTATGACCCGCGCTCACTTAGCACCGCCAGTCTCGCGGGCGGCGAGAAAGCGATCGTAGTGAGTGCGCGATTGTCCGGCCCAGGTCAGCGTGTCGTTTTTGCGCTTGTAGACGATGTGCGTTGACGGCCTCGAAGTGTCGCCCTCGCACCACATGCGATAGCGCACGACCTCAAAGGGGTTGGTCGGTTCAGCGAGGGATGCTCCCGCATTCTCAAGCCACGCCATGAAATCGGCTCGCTTCAGATTGCGAATATGATGAGGAGCGCCCATCACGCCGCCACCTTCACAGCAGCAGCCTGCGCACGCACCTCAGCCACTCGCTCGTCGGTCTGGTACGCCGGGGTCAGGCCCGTCTCGATCCAGATCGCAGCGGCGCGTTCGGCATCCGCGCGGGTCCCGTACCGAGACGTCGGGATGCTGCGGGCGGAATGGTCGATGAAGCCGTAGCCGCCGAGCGACTGGCCAACGATACGCAGCGACCAGTCCAGCGGACGCGCGAACCACGTCTTGTCGAACTCGACCGTTGCTGAGCGCTTATGAAGCTGGGGATGCTGTCCCATCTCAATCTCCAAGGAAACTGAATTCCCCAGACCGTGCCGCCGGGGATGCGGCACGGTCTGAGGTCAGGCGGCGGGGGTGGTGCGCGCGGCCTCCAGATCGGCAAGGCGCTTCATGTCTTCGAGCGCGGTCTCGTTGGAGCAGTAGAAGTCCGGGATGCGGTCGATGGCGGGATCACTGGCGAGATAAATCAGCGACGCCGCAGCCGGGGTCCCGATGCGATCTTCCAGTGCGCGGCCCTCATCACCTGCAAGGTGCGTGACCCACCCGGCGCGGCAATGGGTCGTCTCGCAGCGATGCCAATCGCCCATATCGAGAGCGCCGGGCTGCGACGCCGCCGCATAGACCTTCTGGTGGATGTTCTCGATCTTGGGGGCATCGCGCAGGTCGGCACCGCTCAGGACGGCATCGCGCAGGACGGCATCGCGCAGGTCGGCATCGCGCAGGACGGCACCGCGCAGGACGGCACCGCTCAGGTCGGCATCGCGCAGGTCGGCACCGTTATCGCGACGAGCAGCCCAGCGGATCGCCAGGCCGAGCTTCACACCGATCGTAGCATCCGGCGCACAGGTGATTTCAGCGGTGAACTGGACCTTGTTCGTCCAGCGGTTCCGGACTTCGAACTTCTCGACGTTCGCCATCTCATCCTCCAAGCCCAGGGTGGGCGTTGGAGGTGGTATAACGACGGATATATCCGTCAGTCAATAGCTTTGACGGAATTATCCGTCATTTTTTCACCAGTGTTCGACGGTCGCCACAATCGCGAGGATGCAGATAAAGATCGCGGCCACGACAACAGCCGCTCTCCAGGCAGTTTGGCAGATAGTCATTATGGCGTCGCCAACGCTAACCGGACGTACCAGCGGCCCGACGTGGAACGGGCCGTTCCAAACCGCCAGCAAAACCTTGCCGAAATCCATGTCGAATCATCCCCCTTGCCAAATAGGAAAATTCCTAAGACGAGAACGAACGGAGAACATTATGTCCGAGTCGATCTTGTCCGCGCCTGCGTGCGAAGTTGGTTGCTACAACTGCGTGAGGTCGTGCGCTGTCGCGAATATCAAGCTCACCTGGTGGGCCCGGGAGGAGGAGCGGCTTCTTCGCTTGAGGTCCGTTGGCTCGCCAGAGCGATGGCTGTCCGAGCTGGAGGAAGCCGCAGAACGCGTGCGACACCTTCGGCAAGAAATCGCGCGCGTTTGTCCGGCCCTCCCCGAGGCATATCCGGGAGCAAGTCCAACAGCGCGGCTTCAAGTTCGCCTTCAGTAGGAGGGTCCACCCGCTCCTCTGCCAATCCGAACATTGAAAGATCGCCGCCGAGCGCGCCCGCGAGTGCCGATAGGACCTGCGTGGACGGGTTGCGAATCTTGCCCCGAATAATTTCCCCAACCGTGCCGCGGGTTACCTTGGCAGTCGCATCGAGCGAACGTTGCGAAAAGGATGCCCCTGGTGCGGTCGCATTCGCGAGCACCGAGACGATTAGATCTAAGTCGAATCCCTGATTTGCCACACCCAGCATATCCCATACCGAGATAGGCTGCGACAATTTACGGATATATCCGTCACCCACATCTTGACGCGACGGATATATCCGTCGCATAAGTCCGGGATGGACGACCTTCTCAACGACATCGAGGCGTTCTGCCGAACGCATCATATCCGGGAAAGCCGCTTCGGGCGCGCCGCAGTGAACGACACCACGTTCATCCCGCAACTTCGCGAAGGACGGGAGCCGCGTCGAGCGACAATCGCCCGCGAAGTTGCGGGATGAACG